ATGCGCCGGGTTTTTCGCATTTCCAGCATGGAAGAATGGGCTGCGTATCAGCCCACGATTGGCGCATTGCTCAAGACGTACCGAAGCATTCTATTGGATGACGCCAGCCGCACTAAAAACCCGGATGCGGACACCTGTTTTTTAATGGAAAATACCGCCGCCTGTATACCGTGGCTTTGGGTGCTGGCTGATTGCGCCGGGGATGTCTGGGCGATTGCGGCTTTAACGGATGTTCAACCCGGTCGTCATGCTTTTTTACATGGGGTCACCCATCCCGATTTGCGGAAAAGCGCCGATGCTTGCCGGGATATTGAACGTACCCTGTTTCCCGTTTTAAAGGCTGCTTTTGGCCCGTTGGCGCTGCTCAAGCTGAAAGCGGAGTTTGAAGTGGATAACGCTGGCGCCAAGGGCTTTTGTTTGCGCCTGGGCTTTCAGCGGGAAGCCCTGTTTAAAGCCGATATCAAACAGGATGGCCGTTTGCGGGATGTGGCCATTTACAGCTTGTCTGCCCATAGCTATCAATCCGTTTTATTGCCCCGGTTGCCGGGTGGCTTGTAGCCCTGCCTTATTAAACGCAGCGCCAGCCGCTGTTTCCCTGAAAGTAGCGTGAACCCGGTTCGCTCGAAGCAGATCGGATTTTCTGTCCCAACCCGTTAGAAGGAGCCCAACCATGTCTTTAGGACGTAAGAAGAAGACCCCAAAAAAGGAAATTAAAATTGTGGCGCCACCCGCCATTACCAAGGTGGCATTTAATAGTCCCACGGGAGATCGCTATGTGACCACCACCCGTGGGAGTGAGCAAACCTTTGAGAGTTTTTTAACCCCCACCACCCGGTTGACGGTTCAAGAAAGCCTGAAGGGACTTCAAAATTTGGCCAAAGAACTAAACCAGCCGGATCCCGTCCGTCAGCAAGCCATCACGCAGCGTGGCCAGGACTTTTTTGATTTGCAGGCATCCGGTATTAACAGCAGCGCCAACGCCCAGTTGGCTCAAACCAGAACCAGCCTTGCGAAACGTTTTGGCGGGGCTTATAACGCCACTTTTGGGGCCAACCTGCTGGCACAGATGGAAAACAACCGGCTGGGGCAATTGGCGGAGGCGCACAAGCAGTCCGGCTTGCTGGGTGAAGCGCTTTACCGGGCGGATGAAGACAGCCGGGTGCGGCGTTTTTCCCTGTTTCAAAATTATCTGGCCGATCTCAACAACCAGGCCCGAGGCTTGCAAAGTAATGGCAGCAGTCTTTTGCTGAACGAAACACAGCGGGCTAGCGATTTGGCGGTACAGCGGGCCAGTCTGGCCATGCAGGCCAGCAATCAGAATGCCTCCCTTCAGGCCGAGCAAAACCGGCTGAACCGGGAAAGCGCCCTGCGGGCCAGCTCTCAAATCGCCATGGCTTTAATGGGGCTATAGAAGGGCGGGCATGCGTACGATGGATAATACGGTTTCCTTGCCCCGTCAATGGCTGTTGCGCCGCCTGAGCCTGGCTCAGGCGGCGTATGATAACCCTGAGTTACAAGCCCTTTTGATGCTTTGGTGCAAGCGGGATGTCCGCTTCTGGTTTCGGCATTTTTGCTGGACGTTTGACCCCCGGCTGGATCAGCCGCATCAGCCTTTTGTTCCTTATCCCTTTCAGGAAAAGGTTTTGATGGATCTGTTGGCCGCCATTGAAAACGGGGAAGATCTGTTGATTGAGAAAAGCCGGGACATGGGGTTGAGCTGGCTGGTGCTACTGGCTTTTCAATACTTCTGGCTGTTTCGGGACGGGGCCAATTTTCATTTGGGTTCCCGCAAGCAGGAGGCGGTGGATCGCAAGGGCGATCTGTCCACTTTAATGGAAAAGTTGCGCTACAACCTGGCCTGGCTGCCTTACTGGATGCGACCGGAGGGGTTTCAGGATACGATTCATGACAATCTGTTGCGTCTGCTGAACCCGGCCAATGGCAATACCATTACCGGGGAAAGCAGCAATGAGAATTTTGGGCGAGGAGGACGTTACAAGGCCGTTTTGTTTGATGAGTTCCCTTTCTGGCCCATGCAGGACGCCGCCTATGCCTCTGCCGGACAGTCCACTCCCAGCCGCATTGTAGTAGGCACCCCTTACGGAAAGAACAACCGCTTTGCCGATTTGCGGTTTTCCGGGCAAGTGCGGGTCTTACGCATCCATTGGCGAGAACACCCGCTGCGGGATGAAAGCTGGTACGCCACCCAGAAAAAAAGGCTGAGTGAGGATGAAATCGCCCGGGAACTGGATATTAACTATCACTTGTCCCTGAAGGATCGGGTTTTTCGAAATTTTGACGAGTCCCACAAAGGAGATTTTCAGGATTTTAAGCCTCAAAAGATCATTCGCAGCTGGGATTTTGGCTTCCACTGCCCCTCCTGCCTTTTTTTGGCCTTTGATAGCGAGGATCGGCTGTTGGTGCTTCGGGAAGTGGTGGGCAAACAGGAGTTGCTGACGGATTTTGCCAAGCGGGTGACCCATTTAACCGAGGCGGACTATGGGCAGGTTCCCGTGGAGGATATTTGCGATCCTGCGGGGGCTCAGCGCTCCGATAAGAGCTTGCAGACGAGCATTGATATTCTGAATAGCCTGGGGGTTTTTCCGTTCTTTGATCGCTCTTCTATCAAGGATGGGCTGGAATTGTTGCGGGTTAAGCTGTCGGAATGGGTTGGCCTTCGTCCGGCCTTGCAAGTGGATTTTCGCTGTGAAAAGCTGATTGAGGCATTTGAGGGCGGGTACCGCTACGGCCCATCTGGTTCGGAATCGCCCCTACAGGAGCACCCTTACGAGGATGTGATGGATTGCCTGCGCTATGCGGTGATGCAAAAATGTCGGCTGCCTTGCAAGGCGGTTAAAAAGTCTCGTTCCTATCGTCCTGGCAATCGTTACACGGGCTATTAGCAGGGCAAAGTAAAATAAAGCCTCTGTTGTCGCTAAACCCTGATTTGGAAAGCCTTCTGCGGCTGTGTTCATTTTAGAGTCAATATATTAAAGATTATAAAAACATTAATATAAAAAAACAATTTTAGCCGTTAGGCCCATTGTATTGCCCTTTTACCCCTGCATGAGCTTCCTGCGTAAGGCGGGTTCGTTTTTATCGCTTTAAAAATTCTTTTATAATAAACGCTTATATCCCCCCTCTTTTTAGTCTGCCGCTTCATGCGGCGTTTTTTTTTACCTTGTTTTTTCAATGTTTTCGACAATGCTTTGATAGAGAGGATTTTAAAATTTTAACTTTTATTAGCAAACTTTTCTCAATATTTTCGCTTGTGTCCCCCAAACGGCTATGTTATAAAATTCCTGTGTCCCGAATGAACACCGAACCTCAAGGGGTGGTAGCTCAGTTGGTTAGAGTACTTGCCTGTCACGCAAGATGTCGCGGGTTCGAGTCCCGTCCACCCCGCCACTCATTTCTAGTGGCCCCAGACACCAAGCCAGATAATACGGAAACCAGCTCAACGCTTGTGTTTCCGTTTTTGGTTTTTAAGTTCGAAGTGGCAAAATTCAGCAATTCCTTTTTTTCCTCGTAAGATCCTGAAATCCAGCTCATATTAAGCAGTTCGGGGAGTTCGATAAGCATATCGGCTTGCTGATAGTAATTGTCCTCTGCTTTCCGCAATCGTGTAATACTTTCCTCACATTTGAGCATGCGCTCGTCACAGTCCGCCTCTATTTCCTGGTACATGGCAACATCAATAATTCCGGCCAGGCGATCCTGATAAGCGATACTGCGGTTTCTGATGAGGCGTTTCCGTTCTTTTTCAATGCGGGCCAGCTCATCAAGCGCCGTGTTGTCTTTGTACTGGGCCATATCTTTGACTGCGTTTCTGATCATTTCAGCGTCATCTGCAGTAAATGGAAGCTTGGCCAACTCGCATGTCACAGCCTCTAATAATTTCGCCTCGCTGATGTAGCCCTGAGAGCAAGTTTTTTTCATGTCCGAACAGCGGTAATAGACGTATCGCCCGCCTTTCTTATATTCGCCCACAAAGGGCTTTCCACATTCGTCACAAATAACCTTCCCTTTGAAAATAAAATCTTGTTTATTCATTTCCACGGGTTTATTCCCTTTCCGTAGTTGAACTTGTACCTCGTACCAAAGGGCTCTGCTTACCAATGGCTCAAATTTGCCGGGGTAAATTTCGCCCTTGTATTCGATTTCGCCCATGTAGATTTTTGAGCGCAGTAGCTCGCCCAGTTTTGTCTTGTTGATTTTTTGGGCATACGGGCGGTAGCTCAAGCCCTCATTAGCCAGTTTTTCTATGGTGGCCTGTATGGAATGACCCGATGCGTATATTTCGTAAGCCCTGCGAACAAACGGAGCCGCATCCGGGTCTGGTTCAATGTTCTTGATGGCCCGATTATTTTTGTATCCAAAGGGAGCCACCCAAGCCCACCCACCGGCCATGACTTTTTGGCGCTGGCCCTTTTTTACTTCCTCTGAGAGGTTGTCCACATATTGCTTGGCCTGGCCCATCATCAGCAGTTCAAAATATTTTTCAGAGCTGTGGCTGTCCTTGCTGATAACCTTCCCTTCTTTGACCTTGTGGATAACGGTCAGCTGCTCGTTCACCAAGTCATCAATCAGGATAAAGTCTTTCAGGTTTCGATACAGCCGATCGGTTTTTTCTACCAGGATGGCCATGGCTGTTTTTCTCTTTTGGATAAAAGCCACCATTTGGCCGAATTCTTCCCGCCCGGACGTTTTGGCGGTTTCTGCCTCTGAATACTCACGCAGGACTTCAAAACCCTGTTTTTGGGCGTATTTTCTTAAAAGCTCCAACTGGGCGGGGATTGAAAACCCCTCCTGCTCTTGCTCTTTACTGGAAACCCGTGCGTATATGACTGCCTGATTCATTGTCTTAATCTCTCAAGGCATGATGAATTTCAGGTTTTTCCCATAGCCTAGGGAGAATAAAGTGAATCAGATCGAAATCTTCTCGGTCCCAATTAACCTTGTTAAGAACAGGCTCTCTGATAGTAGTTGTAAAAACTTTTTTTGACTCTTCATTTCCATACAAATCCTGAAGAGGTAAATATGCTGAGCAAGCCACCTGCTCTAATGGAATTCCTGTTTTATGAAGGGCTAATATTGATTCCGCATATTCGTTCTCAATGCGTCGAATAATATCAGAATCTGATCCTAAAGGGTCTGCCTCAAAACTAAAAATAATCGTATAGGGCTTATCGTCATAATTGGAAATATTGGTATAAGTTAGATTATCACCAAATTGTTTTTTTAAAACTTGTTTCAGTTTGCTTTCGGGCTTTTCCGCTTCCTCAATCTTGGCCGCCTCTTTTTTATCCCACTCATTCCTGTAGTCAGTATCAAGTGCTATCCCTGTAAATCCAGTGACCATGAACCATATACATATAAACCCGATAGAGCAAAAAACTGTCAGAAAAGGTTTATTCTTCCCTTTTAAAATATACAAAGGCAGAGCAAATGCAGGGAGGAGAAGTCCAAATATTGCCCATTTTTTCATTTTGCCTGAATGCCAAAAAAGTATTGGAGCTGTGATGAAACCCATCATGAAAATACTAATAAAAGCAATCAATCCTTCCATATTCCACGCCCTTTGTCTGCTAAGCTCGTCCGTGATTATAAGACAGAAACAGGAAACGAAATGTAACAGGATAAAATTGTCCTCAAACACACTCAAACTGTCGGAAAACACAAGCCAGTCTGAAAATCTACTGACTAGGCGGTTAACAATACTTGCCGTTAAAGAGTAAATCGTATTTCATGGATAGGCATTCATGCTTTTAGGTTGCGACTAGAGAATATTTTCGATAAGCTGAACGATAATAAATTTCACGTAAGAAAATGAAGGGGTTTCATAGTGCCAGAGAACGGCATCAATTTTTTGCCTACTGCAGAATACTTGCTTGCGCTGCTCACTGATTCTGAGATAAAGGAGTGGCTGGGAAGCAGGCCTTTTAAAGCTACTCTGTTTATTGAGGCTGATCCACTTTCACGAGTTTGAAATCCTGGCCGAAGCGTTTTTTTAGAGCCACTTCAAGTGCCTCAATGGGCAATTGGTCTAAAAGGGAAAATATCTCTTCCCTTGATAATGGTTTTGAGCCTTTCATTTCTATCGGGCCACTATTTACTATGCTCCCGAGAGCAATGTTTCTGTATTCCATATACAGTGGCTCAATTGCGACGGGATTACTATCGATAATTAAAGCCATTTCTTGCAAAGTAGGCTCTCGCCCAATAGATGCCTTAATCATATGAAAAAGATCTGCAAAAGCTTCAATACTGGTGGGGTTTTCAGTAAACAGTTTCAATACAGAGGGGTTTGTATCGATAGCCCTCCAGCCTTTCAATGTAGGGAGTGGCAATGCTAACTCATCAGAGGCGGCAATTTTTTCAAGCGTGTCGTCCTCAGGTGTTCTGATTCCGTCGATCAATTTGTAACAATACTGCTTATTTAAGCCCGTGAGCTTGCCTAAACCGTAAGCAGTGATGCCCCGCTTTGTTAAGACGTCTTTGAGATGGTCGGAAAAGTAGCTCATTAAGGGATTATAACCAAATATAAAAAAAAATAATATTCTCCGGCTTGACTAACTTCTCCAGACTGGATAATATATTTATATTCTCCAGCACGTACAACAAATCAAGGAAGTTTGAAAAATGAATGAAAAATATATATCAGGCCATAAAGCCGCAAGCCTTCTGGGGGTAGGGCATAAGACTATTTCCAAGTGGTTTAACGAAGGCAGGTTCCCAAACGCATTTTGCCTAGAGCACGAAAATGGGCAAGCTATTCGAATTCCTGAGCCTGAAGTGCAGGCCTTGAAACAGCAACCTTTCAAAAAAAACGCATAACCGAATTAATACTACAACACTGAATTATTAACCTCAACAATAAGTATCAGCTTCATATTTAAAGGGAAAGTTCATGCACCCGCATAAAACTTTTGCCCAGCAGGTCTATGAACGTGCCGGGTACTCGGAAGATCACGCCCATCAGCTTTCAAATCTATTTTCAGTAGTCAGAAAAATTAATAATCGTTTGATTACGGAAGGCAAGCCCGACTTGCTCACCCAGTTAAGAGAGAAGCGAGCCCGTAATGCAGCAATTTAAAGCCTTTTTTGATTGGGAAACAATCCTGGACACAATCACACTGGTTTTAGGGTTTGCCGCAATTATCGGCGCTTGCTACGCTGTCGCACCTTATTAAGCAGGAACTGGAAGGAAATAATAAAAAATGAAACACACACCGGGTCCTTGGACTTTAAAACCTTATGACCTGGGAGAGGAGGGAGGCCTGCTAGTAGCGGGACCAGATAACTTCCCGGTTGCCATTATTGAATTTTCTCCTGATGACTCTCCCTATAAAGGTAGAGAGGTGGAAGACAAAGCCAACGCCAATCTAATCGCCGCCGCTCCTCAAATGCTGGATGAACTTAAACATGCTCACCGCATCATCCAAGCGCTTATCAACATCACGACCGAAGATCAACGCGCTGAAATCTCAAAACTAGACGAAGGTGAAGGTGCTTTGAGATACCACGCCAGAGCAGAAGCAATAGCTAAAGCAATAATTTAACACAATCCAACAACACACATATTCCGTAGGCCAGCCAAGGGCATCCCCTTTGAGCGGTGCTTTTGGCTCGGCTTTTCCCTGAAGTGCAAAAAGAGTTTTAGAGTGCGCCACGTAGGCGCTAGAGAGAAGAGGAAACCATGTCAGATCCGGTAAAAATTGGACAAGTTTTAGTTCAGTTGTCCACCACTATAAAGGTAGGGAAAGAGCAAATCACCGCCACTGTAACCAACGAAACAGCACATGGGGCAAAAGCTCTGTTGGAAGAGATTAAGAACCTACTGGGTGGGGAGCCTGTAAAAGCAACTGAAGCCAAAGCTCCCAACAAGCGGGAAACAAAGAAAAACGCCGAAATTCAAGCCCGAGAACTCAATGAGCTGGCTTTGTTATGGATGCGTCGGGTTAAAGCAGCCATCCCACATTTTCGGGATATGCCCGAACAGCAAATCGCTGAAACCCTAAAGTGCAGAACCCCTATGGCCATGATGAGCCCTGAGGAATCAGGCACCTTGATTGAATTGCTGCAGCAACTGCTCACCACGTCCGCTCACAACAATGCAGATGTAGCCGCCTATCTTCGCATTGTGCGGGTCATTGAATCCCTGTCCAGCCCGCTTGATTGGCAAACCCGCAAGTCAACGGATATAGATCCTAACGATTGGAACCTGGTGCAAGTCAATGGCTCCCACCTGGTGACCGCTGCAAAAGCCGAGTTAGAAGCCCGCCAGAATCTGCTTTCAATTGCGGCAATGGCCACGAACTAGATTCTACCGACCTTACCCGCCGGTAGTGGATTGAAACAAGAGAGGTAATTAAGACCATGACCGATAACATTTTTTACAAAAAAAAGAAAGGTGATCAAAATCATGACCGATAACATTTTTGCAAGTCTAGCCGGGTTTGTAGACCAGTCCTCACTGGCCTATGTACTTGAAGAAAACAAGGAAGGCCTGAACCGGGCCCGACTGATTCAGGGCGATATTAAATTTGAGAAGGACGCCAATTTTAACCAAACCGTTCATTACACGGGCGGCATTGGGTTGTCCCTGCAGGGTTTGCCCGAGGAAATCCAGGCCAAAGGCACCATCATCAAAACTGAAAACAACGAATGGGCAGTGTTCAAGTCGCTGGATGCCGTTGTCTTGTTCCACAGCCGCAACCGCCGTAAATACGGTGAGCATGAAGGCCAAAAAGGAAAACTACTCTGTGGCAGCAATCAGGATGGCGCTCACGCTACTGGCTGGACTGGTGTCGAGTGCAAAGCCTGCCCCTTCCACAAAAAAAACATGGAAGCCGCCGGAAAAAATGAAAAGGAAATTCAGGAGTACGCCTGCAAATCCAATGTGACCGGGCTGGTCTACTTCCCTGAGTTTGATCACACCGCAATCTTTACCGGCAACGGGGCCTCCTATATGCCCACTGCAGATTGGTTCGATCAGGTTTCCACTCTGGGCAAAACCTTGGCCAAAAAGCCGGAATTTCAAGCGGCAAACCCCGGTACCACCCGTGTAAATCCATTCTTCTTTAAAACTAAAATTTTTGCCGGTGGATTCCAGAAAAGCCGGGATGGCAACTCGTTCAACTCGCTTGAATTCAGCAAGGCCACCCAACCCTATGATTGGGCCACCCTACTGAACTCTGTGGATGTTGTGAAACGTTCTAAAGAGCTGTGTGAGCAGCTGTTAGACGTTTGGAAGCAAATGTATGTTGACCCCAACCATTCGGCAGTATTTGTAACCCTGCTACCTGGTGGTAAACCTGCAAGTGCCTTGCCTGCTCAATCATCCGCTGAGCGTGTAACGGTGCCCGCCTTGCCCGCCGAATCTACCGTGCAAAGTGTACCTGCCCCAACCCCGGCCATGGCGGCTCCTCCCGCTCCCGTCCCTGCACCTGCCGCCCCCGCTCCCCAGATGACAGTAAGCACTGTTGTCCTGGATGACGTGGATGACGTGCCCCCCATCGATGCCGTAATCCCGTTTTAGTCAATCCTAGAGAGAGTTAGAAGGTAAATAATAATGGCCCTGCAAAATCCTAAAGCAATCGGCGTTCAAGGTTTCTTTGAAACCCTCGCCGCCAAGCTGCCCAGCTTTGAGCACCGGCAAGAGCAGTATGACCTGACTGTGAAAATGGCGACTGCCCTGCAAACCAAAACGAACCTGGTCGCCCAGGCTCCCACCGGTACAGGTAAAAGCTTCGCAGTCACCGGCGCTGTGATCTCCGAATACCACGGGACTCAACGCAGGGCCATTATTGCCACCGCAAACAACTCCCTCCTGGAACAATACGCAAGCAAAGATTTACCCTTCCTGACCAGCATCTTCCCTTCGCTCAAATGGGCACGGGCAAAAGGTAAAAACAACTACGCCTGCAATCTCAAAGGCGACAATATTTTTAGCCAGATGGCCCTGTTTAAAGCCTCTGACAGCATGAACAAGCTGCAACAATGGTTTGACTCAACCCACACTGGCGACAAAGAAGAGATTGATTTCAATCTGAGCGCAGAGGATTGGGGCAAAGTCAACGCCGATGATTCCTGCACTGGTAAGAAATGCCGCCTTTATAACGAGTGCCACTATTACAAGGCTAAGGCCCAAGTACAAAAAGCAGAAGTCATCATCACCAACACCCACCTGCTTTTGCTGGATTTGCTCAATCCTGAGCTTGAGCTATTCCCGCCCGCCGATGCCATCATTTTTGATGAAGCCCACCAGATTGAAGATATTGCCATCAGCCAGATGGAAACCGGCCTGACCGCCCAACAGGTGAGCAATTACATCCTGAAAGCTCAAAAAGATTATGGGGTTGCGGAAACTCAAACCGCCAATATTAGCCTGGCCACCGGTGCTTTTTTCTCTGCCTTCCGTTCCATCCTGGCCCAAGGGGAAGAGAAAAAATCGATCATCCCCAATGAGGCACTTCGGGAACTGACCATCCATTTTCAGCGTTCAATGAACGAGCTGGCTGCCGAGGTAAAGCGCTTTAAAACCGAGCCTGACACCCGCCCCCGCCGCCTACAAGAATCGCTGATTAGCAACATCACCAGCGCCGGGCGTGCGGCCATGGCGGCAATCACCAATGACAGTCGCCACATCTCTTGGGTTGAGCAAACCAAAGCCGATTTCAGGATAGTAACAGCACCATTCAGAATCGCCAAAAAAATGGATCAAATGGTGTTCTCAAATCCATATGTTTCATTCATCTGCTTATCGGCCACCCTGGGCGGGGACAAGAAAACCACCGGATACACCACCGACGCTGCCGGCAACATTGTTGAAGTAAAAAGTGCCATGTTCCAGCAATTCCGGCAACGCATCGGCCTGGTGAGTGCTGCCGAATTTGACTGCCCCAGCCCGTTCAATTATCAGAAAAATTGCATGCTGTACCTGCCAACACCCCCGGAAGGCGTTAAAACTCCCAATGATCAAGGTTATACCCTCTGGATGCTGGATCAGATTGTCCAGTTGGTTGAATTGAGCCAAGGACGTGCCTTTGTCCTGACCACTAGCAATAAGGCATTAAAACAGATTCACGGCCACCTTTCAGCAGTTACCAGTTTCCCCGTGCGAGCCCAGGGATCCGGCATGGCCAATGGCCAGCTCATCAAATGGTTTAAAGAAACAGACAATTCGATCCTGGTGGGCACCAATTCTTTTTGGGAAGGCATCAGCGTGGAAGGGGATGATCTCAAGCTGGTCATCATCGACAAAATCCCTTTTGTTTCACATACCGAACCAATCCAGCAAGCCCGTGAAACCTGGTACAAACTCGACCCCGTTCGCAAGAGTCGGGCATTCATGGATCTGCAAGTGTTCCCTGCGAAAATCCGCCTTAATCAAGGCTTTGGCCGATTAATCAGGACTAAAACTGACACGGGCGTGGTGGCCATACTCGATCCACGCCTGACCAATGGTGGGGGCTACAAAAACGATATTCTCTACAGCCTGCCGAAAGCCCCAAAAACCACCATCTTGAACGACCCAAGGCTGATCGCCCTATTGAAATAGCTTTAAGCCTGACCGGGGGCTTTGTTACCGGATCCGTTAATTAGAAGGAAAAACATCATGTCCAACGAAACCGAAACCAACGTGCAAGAGCAAACCACCGAACAGGAGCAAGTTGACGCCACCCAGGGGGAGTCTGTGGAGCCTGTAGCGGATCAGGTCGAGCCTCCCACTGCAACTGCCCAAGACACTCAAAGCGATTCCGACCCTGCCACCAGTGCCGAGGGACAGGACGATGGTGACACCGTGGGGGAGCTTGCTACTGGTGTGACGGAACAGGTGGAAAGCCAGCAAACCACCGAGGATACCGATTCCGAGCAGAATGCCCAAGCTGCCGAGGAACCGGCAAGCGAAGCCTCTGAGGGCATTCCGGTTATTTAAGGGTTGGGGGTTCGCCCCCTCCCTCCCCCCCCTTTTTTAGAAGTTTTAGAGAGAAGAGAGATATAGAGCCATGGAAAAGAAAAAACGCGGATTCGCCGCAATGCCAAAAGAGAAGCAAAGAGCGATTGCCAGCATGGGCGGGAAACGTGCCCACGAGCTTGGTAGAGGGCACGAATTTACAAAAGAAGAAGCGTTGATTGCCGGAAAAAAAGGCGGCATTGCCAGCGGTAAAAGTCGGGCCGCGAAAGCCAAGGGCTGATGCACTGGGCCGCTTTCCGTCAGCCTATTAAGTGGGTGCGCCGTGCTCCTGAAATTTGCAGGATTTGCGGCGACCCCCTCAATATACCGGGCGACTACCGGGCCTTTGAGGGACGCATCCTGACCCACTGGGATTGTTGGGAAGAACTGCCCGAGTGCGCTACCTGCGGCAAGGGTTTCTTGAGACTTTGTGAAGAGTGCAGAAAGAGTTAAGAGTGTCAGACGTTATTGATCAGATTAAACGGCTTGTCCCCATTGGCAGCCTGTTAAACACCACACAGAAACGGATCCCGTGTCCGCTGCCCAGCCACCCGGATAAAAAACCGTCGTGTGATGTTGACCACAATTTGAACCTTTGGCACTGCTGGCCATGCGACCTTGGTGGCTCTGTTTTCGATTTGCTTATGCACCGGGATGGAATGACCTTTGCCAACGCTCTCAAATCCCTAGCGGACATTGCAGGCATTCAATTAGAGGCTGATCGTGGCAAAGAAGCAACTCGCCGCTGGGAGGCTCAAAAACGGTTCGAGGCGGCCATGGCCTATGCCGCCGACTACTATCACCGCACTTTGTTGGAACACAAAGGCGGGCTGAAATACCTTGAATCACGGGGCTTCACGCTGGAAACCATTAAGCGCCTAAAGCTGGGCTTCAGTGATGGCAACCTGGTGCTTTCTGTAAAAAAAGCTTCCCTCGAGGGATTTGGAATTGATGATTTTGTGGAGGCTGGACTACTCAAACCCAGTACCAAAAAACCGGGCACCCACTACGATTATTTTGACCCACGCATCATTTTTCCGCTGCTTTACCGGGGCCGGGTCCTGAACCTGTCTGGACGGCAAACCGACCTGTCCACCCGTGAGGCCAAATACCTGCACCTTAAAAACGTGGATGTCGATCACTTCTACAATGAGCAGGCCATCGCCAAAGAAGTGTGGTTATTTGAGGGGCACCCCGACACTGTAACCGCCATCCAATGCGATTTGCCTGCCGTGGGAGTGATTGGCACCGGTGGAATGAAACACCCGGAAAAATTGGCCGGGTGTCAAAAAATATACATTTGCGGGGATGCTGATCGGGCTGGAATCACCGCCGTGGACAAGTGGGCCCAGGCCATCCTCTCCCACAATGCCACCTGTGAAATTCTATTTGTCACCCTGACCGGTGGGGCTAAGGATTTCAACGAGTGGTATCTGGCCAACCGTGGCCAAGGCTTTGCGGAAAAATTCCGCACTATGACGGAAGCGGCCAAAAATCTGATTGATTTCCGCATTGGGCACCTGACCAACAGTGAGCAGTTGGTGAAAGTCTGGCCCCTTATCAATGCCTTGCCCGCCCTGCAGCAAGATTTCTATTTGAACAAAGTAAAAGCCCAGCTGGGGGGAATCAGTATCAAGCTGATTCGGCGGGAATTTAAAGAGTATCAGGAGCGCCAGAAATTAAGCGAGCGGGCCACCTTGGCCAACGCTGGCAATCTGGATTGTCAGGAATTTGAAGAGACAGGAGCAATCAAAGTCAACATGTTTACCCGCTTTGAAAAGAATCAAGCCCTTGCCAGCATTTGCGTGTATGCCCCTGTCACCCGTACCGATGAAGAGGGCAACACTGTACGCAACAGAGAGCACGCTCTCATTCAGAACACGGTGAATCTGGAAACCGGGGAATCAAAACCGGCGGGGATCTGCCTGCAGGATGCCAGCCCTAGTGATTACGATAAAAAGACCATCCCCATGGCCTCCATCGTAGAACGCCGGTGGCGTAGTGCCAGCATGCGGAACTTCCTCAAAGGGGTGAGTAAATCCGAGAACACCGCCAATCTGGTCAGGGATATAACCCAATACCTGCGCCGCTACATTTGGCACTCTGACGAGTCCACCCATGAAGTGCTGGCCTTGTATGCCATGGGCACCTATGCCGCTCGTATCTTCCGGGCCTTCCCTTATTTGTCCCTGAATGGCTTGGCCGGCAGCGGTAAAAGTAACACCTTGGATTTGATGTATGAGCTCTGTTTCAACGCCGTCTACACCGCCAACATTTCACCCTCTGCGCTTTTCCGAACCATTGAAAGCACCTTTGCCACCTGTATTCGGGATGAAGCCGAGCAATTCAATAAAAAAACGCCCGAGAATATGGACGAGCTGACCATGTTGAATGCGGGCTACAAAGCAGGGGCCAAGGTCATGCGATCCGGTAAAAACGCCCAAGGGCAGTTTGACGTTGAGGAATTCGACCTGTTCAGCCCTAAAATATTCGCCGGCATCAATATGCTGAATGACACCCTTTTGACCCGTAGCATCCTGATCAAGATGTACAAGGCCCCTAAAGACGTGGTTAAAAACATGCCGCGCATGGTACAAAGCCGGGATCAATTACTGAGCCAGGGCGCTGATTTACGGGATCGCCTCCATGTCTGGTTTATGACCCGATTTGTGGATATCAAACAGGTTTACGACCAATACAAACCCATTGATGAAATTGCCAACCGGGATTGGGAAGTGTGGCTGCCGCTTTTGGCCGTGGCCGCTTTGGCCGATATGGAAGATACCGAACGTGCGCCGGATTCCGAAATGTTGACAGAGCGCATCATTCGCACCGCCATCGCCAAGGGCAAAGAAAAGAAGGAAATGAGCCAGGACAACACCATTCATCTAAAAACGCTGGTAACCCTATTGGATTTACTCAACAGCGAGGATACCGACCTGGACAACAGATTAATCCCTGTGCTGGAAAATCCAAGCTGGTATCAAACCCTATCCGTTTGCAAGTTAGTCAGCGCCAAATTGGTAGAAGAAGGATTCTTCAAGGATTCCAAAGAATTAACACCTCGCTGGCTCACTCAAATCCTGACGCAATGCCAGGTCATAACCGACAAAGAATCACAATTCAAAAAACTATGGGTGCCTTCAGAACGTGGTCAGCGCCGTTGTATTTACCTGCCAAAAGAGGTCATCGAGGAGGCTTTATCTAGGCTTTAACCTCATCTATTAGACAGATAAGCAGGTATCTGTCTACAAGTGTCCACTTCTGTCTAGTTATCTGTCTACTGACTGGCAGCGGGTTTTCACCACTTTTAGACACAAGTTCACCAAATTTATACCCACAAACGGAGAAAACGAAATGCAAACAAAACTCGATATGACAATCATAGAAGAAGCCAAACGGCGCATTGGGATTGCCTCAGAGGCTAATAACGGCGCGGCTGTTCGGCAAGTTCCTACCAATGACAGTAACTATCCAGATGAGCTTGAAAATAGCCGCAACGTTGACCCTGAAAACCCATATTCTACAGATGTCGTTAAACTGGGGTCTTATAAAACTTGGAACCCGTTAGTTGAGTATGAACGCAGTCAGCAAAGCATTTTCAGCCTTGTTTCTGCTGAAAATTGGGCGGATTTTTATCAACACTCAAAAACCGCTCTGCTGTTCGATTTTGACTACTGGGTTTCAACTAACGGCAGACACGTTGCGGAGTTTGCCAACTATCGCATTTTTGGCGCAACAGTTGACCCCAAAAGTGTGATCGTTGAACTGCATGATCTCTGGAAACGCTACAAAAAACAGGTAAAAGGGGCATTGCCTGACCCTTATATTCCAGATGGCGCAAGCGATTTCCCGGAAAATCTACAATTCGTTAACCGACGCACTCCACACAGGCTAGAAGCCGCTGAGGGCTTCGTTCCAAATTCTGTACTAGGGAAGCCTAGTAGCTTAGCGGAAAAGTTGTTTGCGGAGCGCTTGCATAGTCTTTATTTCTGCCTTTGGTATAGCGTTCTTGCCGTCAATGTAGAGCGGGTTAGTGAGTTCGAACACTGGATCGAGTTGATGAAAAGCGCATGCTGCCCGATCCAGATCGAGAACGTTTCCCTTTGCGTGAAATTGCTGGGTGGGCACCACGCAGAGGACCGGGAAAATTTCCTGGCCAAATTGCGCCCCCACTTTATGACGCACCTGCAGCGGGTGAAAAACAAAGCTGTCACCTGCGATTGTGGTGCAGGCTTGGAAAAAAGTTAGTAGCAGAACGGAAAAGGAGTTTAAAAAGTGAAGGTTGTAAAAATAATGTTGTCATTTTGTTCCTGGTGTTGGCTGTCCATAGCATGCCTGCTTGGTTTGGACAGTTGGTTTTTGGGCCACAGCCATATACAAGGGGCTACCTATTGCATGGTCGTATTCTTAGCGCACCACGTTTTTCTAATGGATTTACGCTTGAGCCAAACAGGGAAACGGGGTGCCCGCAATGTTTGATCAATTCATTAATTTACTGCTTATTCAAGGTGAAATCACTGAAGAGCTTAAAACCGAAAACAAAAGCCTTCAGAAAGAGGTGGATGACTTACGTTCAGAAGTCAGCGATCTGGAAGATGAAATCAGCGAGCTTGAGGATAAGGCCGATGATAAAGACCACGAGAAGGCAGACGCTATTTCCGCTGTTAAAGAGTTGCTTCCTATCGTGGGAGAGATTGGCGAGCCCGGAGAATATGGCTCATTGAAACAGCGGGCTTGGGATGCTTACCACAACCACAAGAGCTGGGAGAAGTGGTAATGAGTAAGCAAACCACACCGATTGTCAGTCTCGATACTCGTGAACAACTCCCTTACACGTTCCCGGAGTCCTGGCCGGTTATTAGGAAAACCTTAAAAACCGGGGATATGTCACTCCTTGGGCATGAAGATGTTTTTGCCATTGAGCGCAAATCCTTGTCCGACTTGGCAGGCTGCATTTTTACAGACCGTTTCAAAGCTGAGCTTGAAAGATTGTCGAGCTTTAAGCATGCCTTCCTGGCTATTGAGTCGAGCCTGTATAAAATCCGCAACCACATGCCCCGCCATTCCAAAGTACACCCGGCTTCACTGGTTGGTTTCCTGCAATCCATCCCCTTGTTGTATGGCGTGCATGTGCTCTACCTCGAGGACAGGGAAACAGCCCAGGAATACGTTAAAGGCCTACTGGAGAAGTATAACCGCTTCCTCTTAAACGATAGAAAGGACACCCCGTGAGTAAGTTGAATGCGGGCTTGTATTCCAGTGCTGACCACACTTGGCAGACCCCGCCGGACATCGTGAAAGCCATACTGACATTTGAAGGACGGGAACAGTTTGATTTGGATGCTGCAAGTACCCAGTCCAATATTCCTGCTCATATTCGATATACAGAAACGGGCCTTTTCCAAGGGATGCTTAAACTCTCAGATGAATGCGGGCTCACTGGCAAATGGGATACGAGCTGGGATGAGTTTCCCGGTGCTGCCCATTCCCTCGTTTGGATGAACCCACCCTATGGGGCCAAGCTGAAACTGTTTCTTGAAAAAGCCTACACCGAAGCTCAGAACAAAAATATTCGAGTGTGGGGCTTGGTGCCAGCCAGGACAGAAACACTCTATCAACACCGATTCGGCCTAACCAAAGCAGGGTTTACCGTGTTCCTGTCTGGACGGCTCGAATTCTGGCGGGATGGCAAGCCCTACATGGTTTTGGACAAGAAAACCGGAAAGATGAAGCCGGGAAACGCACCATTCCCAACCATGCTGATGTACTGGGGCCACGACTGGGAGTACAAGGCCAAGCTGTGGCTCAAAAAAAAGCCACTTCCCGGCACCCTGATGTTACGCGGCGATGAACTTTTGAAACTGTTTTAGAAAGCGAGGAAACCATGAATCAAGATAATGTCATCCAGTCCCCGGATCCAACCCACATCACAGTGAGAGGAACCATCCTTGACCAAGCCAAAGCACTAACAGAAGGCGATCGAAATAAGGCCTATGGTTGCCCAGTGAATGGGATGGAGTTGCTTGCCAGAATGATTGATACATATCTGGGCGGCATTGGCGTTACTGCTGTAGACGCTGCTGCCATTATGGCTTTTGTGAAAATCAGCCGAATCGCAACCAACCCAAACCATATGGACAGTTACATTGACCTGGCTGCCTATGCGGCTATTGCTGGAGAATGTGCCGCCTCTGCCTCAAAGGAGAGTAGTCGTGTTCAGTAATATCACCACCACATTGCGACAATCCTACTGGACAGAGGAAGGGCTTCGGTGCCGGGATACTGGAGCGGATTGCCAGAACTGCCCCATCTATAAGATTTACGGGCGGCACAAAGATAAAACGGATGAACTTAAATGCCACCAACCCGAATCAAACCAACGCCTCCTATCAGTAGGAATAAAGCCTATCCCAAAAATAGAGCCTATTCCTGTTAAAGAAATCCCGGAAGATAAACGCCGCCCCTTGGATTATAGAATGTCTGAAGAGGAAGGCGCGGCGTTGCGTGCTGAGATTGTTCGGGCGTTGCCTTCGCTGGAAAAACCCTGCACTAGCGGCATTGTTAAATACTTGAACCAATCCTGCTATATGGGCTGGGCTGATTGGAATAGTAACCACATTTGGAGCCAGATGAACCGAATGAAAAAAGCCGGCGTATTGAAGGTGGCTGCCTATGATGCCTCTGATTCCAAAGTAGAGCATTTGGAAGTGGCCGATGCCAGCAAGCTCAAAACAATGATCCGTAAAAGTTACAGGCCTCAAAAAATGCCTCAAATGATTTTCCAGAAAGGGTAATACATTATGAAAAGACTTCTGATTCAATGCCTGGCAGGCCTTATTTTAGGGGCGATATGTGGCGCTCTGATAGCCGCTTTTTGTGAGGACTCTCTGCCGCCAAAGGACACTTTGATCACCACGGCGTTTATCAATCGCCAGGCCATTGGCACTTTTATTATCGATACCGGCTCCACGTATGCGGTCATTACCCCGGAACTGGCCAGCAAGCTTGGCGTTATCGTATCCGATGAAACACCCCGCGTTTCCATCCTGACTGCCAATGGTGTTCAAGCCTGCCCACGGGTGACCCTCTCCTCTATTCAGGTGGGACCAGTCACCGTTCACAATGTGGCCGCTGTGGTGAAACGGATTGATGATGATCCCTTGCTTGCGGGCTTGCTGGGGATGTCGTTTCTCTCACAGGTGGATTTACGGATTAACAAAGGTCAGTTGAGTATTGAGAAAGCAGGTAACTAATGACTAACACTTTAATTAAAAAACACGATCCCAACATGTACTGGCATAAATGCACTTACGCCATAACGCTTATGCAGTGGGATTACTCGAAAATATTTGAAGTTGAAGTAGGCGGCAATGTACGGGGTTTTGATTTACTTGAAACTGCCGTTGAGGTGCTCTATGGCGATTTAGAAGTAGATGACGACGACAGACTTGTTATTGAACTTAAAAACCCTGATGGTGAAACACTTCTATGCCAAGACGATGAGGACAGGGAAGAGGACTGGATAAAGGAAATGGTTGTTTCCGTTGTTTTGGTCAAACAAGAAAAAGAGGATTTGCGTTAATGGACAATGCCCAGTTCAGACAAGACCTGATAAACATGATGCCATTAAATGATCTTGTGGCAGATGAATTAAACAAGGCCATACGCAAGTTTCCACAATGGCCCGTTAGCATCTCAAGTGCCCACTTGATTCTTGCAGAGGAGTTTGGCGAGCTTTCAAAGGCTTTGTGCGAATACCAATGGGGTAGAGGCCCAAAAGAGGCAGTTATATGCGAACTTGCACAAACGGGAGCTATGTTGCATAGGCTTTATGATCACCTGAACAGAACTGAGGAACAAGGTCAGTTGAGCATTGAGAAAGCAGGCCAATAGTGGAAGCAAGTTTGATTAAAGTGCGCTGCCACTGGTGTTGGCGTGATCCGAATTGCGAGTGTGACGGCAATTGTGATTATGAGCCTGGTGGCCCAGTCCACGAATGCGATTGTCAATTCTGTGATTATGAACCAGAGGAAGCAATTGGGGATTGTTCTTGCATTTGCCATACGCCATTCAAAGGCCACTGCAAGCGCTGCAACAACACTCGGTATATAAGTTATGAGCCGATAGGCAGAAAAACAGGGGGCAGGCACAATGCGCGAAACACAACGAAGTGACTGCCTCACTCTGGCGAAATACTATTTGTGGCTTTCCACCACTGAATTTAATACCAGGCCACGACCATGTGATTGCCAAGAAGCAAAAGCGGCAGCCAAACGAATCATAAAGAGAGAGGTTGAGAAACAATGCAAAATCAAGAAATAACACCTGAATCCATCAAGCGACTATGCCCGGATTTAGCCTACATGGTAGACGTACTCTTTTCCAGGCAGCATCCCTCAGATTTAAAGACCATAAGAGTCCTCCAAGCCCTCGCAGAAGCCCGGCAGACATTGGAGTCTCAGAAAGATATTGTTGATGCCGCGATCGACTGGCAAAGCTACTGGTATGAAAATATCGGCGACAAAGATGGAATTAGTAGGCGTCAAGGCTATTTGTACGACCGGGTTAGGTATTACAGAAAAAGAACCCAACCACCGAAGGAGGGCGGGTAATAACCACAGACAAAATCACAATATTTATAGACGGCGAGGCCTTCCCGCTTAAATCAATCCCTGAACTCAAAGCCGAAAATGAAAAGCTGGCCCAGTCGCTGGAAATTATAGAAACCCAGTTCCACGAACAGCTTGAGGATGAACTCAAGCCACTGCAACAGGAAATAGAGCAACTACGCCAAGCGCTTGAAAAAGCCGAAATGGAACGCGATGTGTTTAAACGCCAATTAGAGGAGACAGCCACCAGTGAAAAATCCTGATGATTATTCCTTCCCTATCTCAGAATGCAATCAGGACTTGAGCCCTGAACTCGCCCAGGTCGCTGAAATTGTTGGCCGTGAAAACGCCCTGAGAATCGCCGGCATCTTTGGGGATAAAAATCTGTACATCCCTCAAGTAATAAATACCGGGCATCGCTTAGCTGAAATCTTAGGGCTGGAACTGGCCCGGTCGCTCAGTAGAGAATTTGGAGGCATAGTCCTGAAAATTCCAACCTGTAGGCACTTAGAACGGAAGCATCGAAATGATTCAATAATCCGCCTTTATAATGCCGGGCACCGTGTTGAGGAACTGGCCGCAATGTTTAAACTGACTGAGCGTGCCGTGTTCCTCATCATCAGCCCCCAGCGTGGTCAGATGCCCCACATTAAGCAATTAAGCCTATTAGGCTCTGATAAAACAATTTTTCTAAAGAAAAGACGTAAGCCGAAACCCAAATGAGGTTACAATGTCGCCCCCCGCTATCGTATCCCCTTCCGTTGCTTATTCCATCGTCCATTCCCTTGGCTTCACACTAGATAAATTAAAACAAATTAAAGTGAGTGAGAATTTTACCTGGGCTGAGGTTTTCCACAACCGCACGTTGCTGGATGTTAAATCTGCCCGCATTGAAATCTACAAAAACGCACTGGCAACCGCTGGACGGCTTGAGGCTATCCGGCGGTTTTTGCGCGAGCTTACAGGCAGAGCGCTTGTTATTCACATCACCAGCTGGTATCGTTCCCCCGCTGCCAATGCTGCCGCTGGGGGCGTAAATAGGAGCCAACACATGCTTGGCCTTGCTGCTGATTTCGTAGTGCCTGGCTATCAGGGCGTGCGAGGCAATCAATACATTCAGGCCCACCTGATTGGCCTTAAAGACACCGTTAAGTTCTGCCTGGAAATTACCAATGGCCAATGGTGCCACATTGACTGTAGGCCATCCAACATTGTTTTTGAGAACAAAGGCGGTGGCCAGTATCCCGTGCTGACATTGGCACAGCGCAACGCTTTCATTCACAAATATGGAAAGGCTGCCTGATGCTGACGATTGAGGATTTACAGCACGGTGATCAAATCTGGGTATCTGACAGAAACCTTATGAGCGCATTGATCCAGAACGCACAAGGCGACTTTGAATGGTCACACGTCTGCTCATTCTGGATACTGGATGGCAAGCCCACCATCCTGACCACAGGCGCTTGTTTCAGTTGGCGCAAGATGGCCTTTGTGTATGGGGCTGTGGACGCTGTAGAGTATCTATCCAAGCGTAAATGGATCGCCCAGCGTCGTGTTGACTTGACCCCTGAGATGCAGGCCATTCGCCTACAGACATTATTAAGACTGAGGAATAACCGCACACCCTACGCTGTGGCCAAGCTGCTGAAGCTGGCAAGCTGGCGCTTTAAGTCTGGTGTTGCCGATAAGATACACGACCCGCCAGAGCTGCACCCTGACAAGGTGTTCTGCTCTGAGTCTGAGGCATTGAGCATCATCGAGGCCAAGCGCATTTGGTACCGATGGCAAGGGCTTGAGTTCAACCCTGCACACGCACGGGCATTGCGAGAGGTCAACAGCAAATACCCGCAGAAGCTAGAGGCATGTGTGCACACCCCTGAAACACTGTACGACGCACCCGAGGCCGTGCTAATCACCCCCTCAAACCCTGAGGTCAAGCTTTCTTTTCTGAAAGGCGTAGGTACTCCCTGAGGGGGGCCGCATGCGGAGGAGCATCACCCCCGGAAACCGTTTAGACATAAAAAAAATTGAAATTGTCAAGTCAAAATGAGCGATAAAACACAAAAAGCCACATCGGAAATTGAAACGCTGCCCGCTATGGTGGGTGGTTCGACGCTGGCTTATTTGTTCGGTGTTTCAGACTCTTACATTTCAAAAATGGCTGAGCGGGGCATCATTCCCAAAAGCGGGCGTGGACAATATCCATTTGTGGCCTGTTTGCAAGCTTACATTTCCTACCTAGACGCTGGCACAACCGGGGAGGAAGAGGACAAAACAAACTACCAGGCCGAAAAAACGAGATTGACAGCCGCCCAAGCCGATAAAGCTGAGCTTGATTATAAAATCACCCAGGGTGAGTACATTGCGGCGCACGAGGTCGCCACAGCGTGGAACAAGATCATGGGTGAGGTCAAAGCCCAGATGATGAATTTACCGAGCAAAATAGGCCCGCTGGCTGTCGGTGTGCAAACCCCTGATGAGGGTTTCCAAGTCGTGATGAAGTTTATCCGGCCAATGCTGAAAGAGCTATCAGAAACAGATGTCAGTGTTGAATCTTATCGGCCACCCGAGACTTAAAGCGCTTGCCGATGCCGCTTTCAAGATATTAGAACCGCCCAGGGAGCTAAAACTTTCAGAGTGGGCAGAGGAATACGCCTATCTCTCACCTGAAAATAGTGCAGAGCCCGGAAAATGGCACAATATCCCTTACCAAATAGACATCATGGATGCCATTACCGACCCTTCTATTGAGCGGGTAACGGTCAAAAAATCGGCACGGGTAGGCTATACCAAGATTGTCGATCATGCCATTGCTTACTACATCCACCATGATCCGAGCCCGATCCTTGTCGTTCAGCCCACAATTGAAGATGCTGAGGGCTACTCCAAGGATGAAATTGAGCCGATGATCCGGGACACCCCGGTTTTATTCGATATTTTTGGCGACACAAAAGCTAAAAACAGCGGGCAAACCATTGGCGTAAAGTCTTTTCCAGGCGGAAAGCTGTACCTTATTGGGGCAAATAGCCCCCGTGGTTTCCGCCGGATCACTGTCCGAATTGTCATTTTTGACGAAATCGACGGTTATCCAACCACTGGGGCCGGTAAAGATGGCGACCAAATCAAATTGGGCATCAAGCGGGCTGAAACGTTTTTTAACCGGAAAATTTTAGAGGGAAGCACTCCCTTGGAGGAGGAAACCTCCCGTATCCATAAGTCATTCCTTGCGGGGGACCAGCGGTTTTGTTATGTGCCCTGTCCTGACTGCAAAGAAAAACAGATTTTAAAATTTGAAAACCTGCGCTGGCCAGAGGGACAGCCCGAGCTTGCGAAATTTGCATGTATCCACTGTGGCGTGCTTATTGATGAGATCCATAAGCGGTGGATGCTGGAAAATAGAGAGTTTAGGGCTCATGCTCCTTTCAATCCAATCACCCGCCATGCCAGTTTTCACATCTGGGCGGCGTATTCGCTATTTCCGAATGCCGCATGGGGCAAGCTGGCCAAAGAATATGAAGATGTAAAAAATGACCCGCTCCAATACAAGGTGTTTGTTAACACCGTATTGGGTGAGGTTTGGTCAGAGCCGGGCGAAACGGTAGAGCCTAATGAGCTATTAGAGCGTCGTGAATCTTATCCAGCAGAAGTGCCAGGACGAGCGTTAATCTTGACGGCCGGTGTGGACGTTCAGCGTGATCGGTTGGAAGTGGAAGTGGTGGGGTGGGGCATCGGCGAACAAAGTTGGTCAATTGCCTATAAAACGCTGTGGGGCGATCCAAATCAGTCCGATGTTTGGGAAGCCCTGGACGATCTGCGCTTTAAGTCATGGAGCCACCAGCACGGCCATAAATTGATGATTCAGGCGACTTGCATAGATTCAGGCGGTTCAAACACGGATGCCGTTTACAACTACTGCCGGGGGAAAACAGGCCAACGCGTCTATGCCATCAAAGGTAAAGGTGGCCCACATCCCATTATAAAAGCGCCAATGGAGGCCAAACCCGGCGCACGTCATAAACGCCCGGTCAAGCTTTTTACCGTTGGCGTGGATGAGGCTAAAACGATTATTTACAGCCGCTTGGTTATGAAAGAACAAGGGCCTGGGTATTGCCATTTCAACAGCTCACCCGATGAAACGGGGCGTATTTATAACGATGAAGAGTATTTTAAGCAGTTAACCGCTGAAAAACTCCTAACAGTCTACAAAAAAGGCTTTGCGGTCAAAGAATGGCATAACGTCAGGGACAACAAACGGAATGAGGCGCTTGATTGCAGAGTGTATGCGTATGCGGCTTTAAAAATGGTAGAGCCTGCATGGTATCGACTCGAAAGGCGGCTTGCACCTGTTATTACTATCGATGTGGAGTCTGAACCTGTGGAAAATGACCAAATTGAAACACCGGAACCGTTAGAAACTGAAAAGGAGCGGCAAGCAGAACCGGAGAAGCCAGCACAAAATAAGAAAACAAGCAGAATGCCACCCCGTCCAAGAACAAGACGGCGTGGCGGTTTCGTTAACCGCTGGTGATTTTGTGCCCCAAATTCCATCATCCATTACAGCCGGGACAACGTTGAGATTCAGCGTTGACTTGCCGTGCTATCTACCTGCTGATGGATGGAGCGCTGCTTTGTATCTGAGAGGGCCTGACAACATAGACTTAACATCCACCCAGGATGGAGAGAGTCACCTATTCCAGGTTGCCGCTGGCGCATTGTCCCCAGCTTCTGGTACAAGCCCATGGGTGCCTGGGGAGTATTCTTACTCACTACGTGCCCTGAAAGCTGGTGAGGTGCATGAAATTTGCACCGGTACAATGCGTGTAAAACCAAATTTACTCGCACCTGGTGCTGATGGCCGTTCTTTTGTAAAGCAGGCTTTGGACGCTATTGAAGCGGTTTTGGCCAAGCGAGCCACGAAGGATCAAGAGCGTTATGTTATTGAGGTTAACGGTAGCCGGCGCGAATTATGGCGCACTCCTATTGGCGATTTGTTAAAACTTCGGGATCGTTATCGCGCCGAATACAACGCTGAATTACGCGCAAAGAGTGGCAGTAAATTGTTTGGGCCCACAGTGAGGGTTAGGTTTTAGCCATGGAGAAAACAGTTATGCTTCAACGATTTAACGGGGCTTATACCGTACGTTATTTGAAAGAAGATGAATGTTTGAAGCGTTTCCTTTGGGACGATGATACTTGGCCAGGAATTGTAATGCCTGAGCTAGGCGTTATATATGTAGAGCCCGACAAAAAAAGTATCAGTTATCTTTGTCCGTGCAATGGAACGCATCCAGACGGTGATTGTAAAAAGTATGTTCAAACTATTCCGATAGATGGCAGTAGGGGCTGGTCTTTCAGGGATGAAAACGGGGTGCCAACTGTAAGTCCTTCCGTATTTAGGAATCCAGGCAAAAATGGTTGTCATTACTTTATAACAAACGGTCTGGTTCAGTGGTGCTGAAATGAGCTTATTCGATTTTTTCAAAAGATCGGCTGAGGCTGTAGCGCCCAGTGCAAAAAAAAGGCTGATTCCGTTTGCCCCATCAGGCCGACGGTTTTACGATGCTGCTAAACACGATTTAAGAACTGCATCTTGGCCATCCCAACCAGTTCATATTGATTTTATTTTGGAAATGCAGTTGCGAACGATGGTTGCGCGTAGTCGTGAGCAATATGCCAATAACGACTATGTGAAAAACTATATTCGCATCTTAAAAAGAAATGTGGTCGGACCCAAAGGTGTTTACCTTCAGGTTAAAGCCACTGATACAAATAAAAAACTGGATACTCTTGCCAATACCGCCATTGAAGAAGCATGGTGGAAATGGGGAAAGTTGGGCAGTTGTGATGTCACCGGCAAATTGTCCTGGCTGGATGTTGAAAAGCAATTCATCAGCACCATAGCACGTGATGGCGAAGCTGTCCTGCGCTTTATGTATGGAAAAAATGCTAGCCCGTCTGGCTTTGCTGTCCAATTGATTGATCCGCAGCGAATTCCTCTATTTCTCAAAGTTGAGGACTTAGGGAATGGCAATTTTATCAGGCAGGGTATTGAATTTAATGAGTTTGGTCGCCCAATCGCCTACTATTTCACGACTAAGGACACCCCAGAAAAAGCATATTGGGGTGTGGGTGGGCCGGATAACTTTCTGCGGGTTCCCGCCGATCAGATCATTCACCGCTTTGTTACTGAATTTACAGGCCAAAAGCGTGGGATTCCTTGGGGGGTTTCTGCCCTCTGGCGTATGAATATGATCAAAGGGTTTGAACAGGCCGCCGTAACTTCTGCGCGTGTTGGCGCTTCTAAAATGGGATTTCTCACGCGGGAATATGAAACCCCTGAGGAACTGGCAGATCAAGCCGCTGGGAATAACAACGATGGCGAGCCAGAAGCCTGTGAAGATGAACGCTATATTCTGGATGCTGAACCCGGCACCTTTGAAACCCTTCCAATAGGATGGAAGGCTGAAAAGTGGGATCCCGCATATCCTAATGGTGAGTTTGACCCATTCAACAAGGCAATGCTACGCGGAGCCAGTGCGGGCATGGGTGTGTCTTATCACTCCCTGACCAACGACTTAACCGATGTAAATTTTTCATCCATCCGTCAAGGCTCACTGGATGAGCGCGATGAATGGATGTCTCTTCAGGAGTTCTTGATTGAGGGCTTGCATGATGTCGTTTATGGCAAATGGCTGGCTCATCATCTTTTAGCAAGAAAAATCCTTGTTAATGGCAACCCTTTGCCCTTTGCCAAGCTGGAAAAATATCTGAATGCCAGTTGGCAAGGACGCCGCTGGTCATGGATTGATCCCACCAAAGATGTCAATGCGGCTGTTTCATCGGTGGATAAGTTACTGCGTTCACCCAGCGATGTGATTCGAGAACAAGGCCGAGATCCTGAAGAGGTTTGGACTGAATATGCTCGTGACGTTGAAAGTATGAAAAATAGCGGCTTATCTGACGACCTGATTATGAAGTTTATTAGTGGACAAGTACCAGTCCCAACGGAGCCAGAACCGAAAGATGGATCTACTTCAGAAGATAAATAGTAAACCTGAATTGCTCCGCCGGACGGCTGAAGTCCGAAGCGTGGATTTGAAAGACCGCACTGTTGAGTTGTCTTTCTCTTCTGAGGAACCCTACCTGCGTTGGTACGGGTATGAAATTTTGAGCCATGAGCCGGGTGCCATGCGGATGGATCGGTTGAAAAACAACGCCGCCGTGCTACTTAATCACGATTGGGATACTCAGGTTGGCGCTGTAAAAGGGGCTGAAATCTCTGATCGTAAAGGCCGGGCTACTTGCAAAATTTCCCGTAGTGAATTGGGCACTGAAGTCCTAAACGACGTTGAGGACGAGATTCGTACCAATGTAAGCGTTGGTTACCGCGTCTATGCCGCTACTAAAACCGGCGTGCAAGACGGTGAGGATGTGATTCTGGTAACCGATTGGGAGCCCTATGAAATTTCCTTTGTGTCAGTACCCGCAGATATAACCGTTGGCGTGGGCCGCAATGACGAACCTGTAATAGTAAACAATAAGGAATCGAAGCAAATGGAACCGAAAGAAGAAACTACCACTCAGGCTCCCGCTGCAACCAAAGCTGCCGAGCCTACTGTTAATTTTGCTGATATGATTAAGGCTGAGCGCACTCGCTCTGCGGAAATCCGTAAAATCGGTCAAGCTCATGACCTTGTAGATATTGCTGAGAAAGCTGTTACTGCCGGTGCCTCTGTTGAGGAATTTAGCCGGGCAGTACTTGAGGTTCTGGAAGAACGCTCTAGAAAGAATCCTGTTGCCGATCAAGGTGGGAAGCCAGACAAAGAGCCTTCCACTGTGAAAAAAGAATTTAAGTCATTCGGTGAGCAATTGCAGGCTGTGGCCGCGGCTGAAATTTCCGGTGGCCGTAATGTTGACCCGCGTTTGCTGGATTTGAACCGCCAGTTTGAAGCCACTAGAGCAGCTTCCGGTATGTCTGAGCAAGTGGGCGCTGATGGCGGCTTCTTGGTGCAGCCAACTTTTGCTGGCGAATTACAAAAAAATGTTTATAACTCCGGTGAATTGATGAGCAGAGTTAACAAGCTGCCCATGTCCTCGAATAGCAACACTATGACTTTGAATGGCGTTGATGAAAGCAGTCGTCAAACTGGTAAGCGTTGGGGTGGTGTTCAGGTTTATCGTGACAAAGAAGCCGGTACTGTTGCTAAAAGCCAACCCAAGTTTAGAAAAATTGAACTTAAAATGAACAAGATCACCGGTATTTGCTACGCAACTGATGAGCTACTAAGCGATGCGGCAGCCTTGGGCACTTATATTTCGAATGCCTTTACTGAAGAATTCGTTTTCAAAAACGAAAATGAAATCATGTACGGCGACGGCGCTGGTGAAATGTTGGGCTACTTTAAGTCCGATTTGCTGGCTGTAGTTGCCAAAGAAACCAGTCAGGCTGCTGGAACTGTTGTTGTTGAGAACATCACAAAAATGTGGGCACGTTTGTATGCACCTTGCCGCAAAGATGCGGTCTGGCTGTACAACCAAGAGCTGGATTCTCAATTACCCCTGTTGAAAATTGGCGATATGCCCATTTATGTTCCTGAAGGCAGCTTGGCGAATAAACCTTACGCCACCCTATTGGGCCGTCCTCTGATTCCGGTAGAATATGCCGAAGCTCGCGGCGTTCAAGGTGACCTGCAACTTGTTGACCTGTCCTCCTATCTGTACGCAGATAAAGGGGAAATGGAAGCCACTCAGTCTATTCACGTGAAATTCGTTGAGGGCGAAACCACTTTTAAATTCACGATGCGGAATGATGGGCAGCCTATGTGGGCTAAGCAGTTGACGCCTTACAAAGGTGCCGACACTTTGAGTCCCTTCGTTGCACTCGGCGCACGTGCGTAGTTATTGAAGTAATGAGGTAACCATCACTATTATGTTTTTACACTTTACTGACCAAGTAGCCGTGGCAGTGGGCTTAGCTCCTTCCGCCGACGTGTTTTCTGGTACTGTTTCATCTGATGTTTTCAGTCTGGAAAACTTTAGTAAAGCGGTACTGTTAATCAACAAAGCGGCTGGTGCCACCGGTACTAGCTTGATTACTATTCAGGCCTGTGATGACCTGGCTGGTAACAACCCTGTGCCGATTCCGTTCAATGTTACCTTACAGGATGCTGACGGCCAAAACCGTGGCGCACGGACTGAGGTGGCGGCAACTGGTTTCACCACAGCGGCAGCGGCTAATAAAGTCTATGCTATTGAATTGCAAGCCGATCATTTGCCGGAAGGTAAGCCTTGCTTCTTCCTGAAAGGGGTTGAACAGGTAGATAGTCCGATTGTTGGTGATGTTACGGCGTTATTCTTTGGTGGCCGCTATCAAGGCGCTGACCTGAAAAATCCAACGCTTTAGTCCCTGTCTCTTCGTCCTCTAAAACATAAAAAACCTCGGTGCGAAAACTCACCGGGGTTTTTTCTTTGGTGAAATTTAGCGGCAAGTTTTCAGAGGTGTGGGCCAGTAGATTGGAGGTAGGAGGATTCCCCAATGTCAGCCCCTGCCTGGGAAGATTTAGACGAATTTTTAGACGAGGATGAATTTGCCATTCCGGCATATTTTACACCCTTGGCGGAAAATTCAGAGCCTTTTCGTGTGGTTGGCATATTTGATGATGCCTATACAAAACCGCGCATTGGTGAATACGAGATGGACACTCAGAAACCCCGCTTTATTTGCAAGGAAACTGATGCCGTCAATATTCACCGTTCAATGCAGTGCGTCATTGCCGGGGAAAATTACCTGGTCAGTACGGTTCAGCAAGAAGGGGCCGGGCTGGCTCACGTCATGTTGGAGTTTGAGTAATGGTTGGCGCTGGGCAGTTTTTAACAATCGACCAAAGCCAGATAGAGGCTATATCGACCGCTTTAGCAGCCACCCCAAAAGAAGCGGAAAAAGCAATGGCTAGAGCATTGAACCGCACAGCTCAATGGATGCAAACAAGAGCGCGGCGGGCTTTAGCTGCAGGTTTAAACATTCCTTCCAAGGTGATCCGGGCACGCTTGCGGTATGCCCTTTATAACAAGAGCACGGAGCGTGTCCGGGTCTGGTTTGGGCTTAACCCTGTTTCTGCCATCCGCTTAAAGAATCCAAGGCAGAACGCAACAGGTGTAAAAGCTGGTGGCGAACAATACGATGGCGCTTTTATTGCGACTGGGCGAAACGGAAACCGGCATATTTATGAAAGGGTGGGCAAGAGACGTTTTCCCATTGTGTCTGTTTACAAAGAGATTGAAGAGGGCGCTTCTATCTTAGAGCGCCAAGTGTTTGAGGGCTGGGAAGATTTCTTTTTCCAGCGCTTTGAGCATGAGCTGGTGTGGGAAGGCAAAAAGAAGTAATGGCACTTACTGAAGGCATTAACATTGAATTACTGCATGCCCGCGTTGTTGAGCGGCTTGCTGCAGCGTTCCCGGAAATGGCTTTAATCCGGTTTGACTACGAGCGCACGCAAAAGAAAATCCCTACTCCTACGATATTACTGGAATTAACCCAGTTTGAACCGGCGGAAGATATGGGAACCGGGCAACTGCATGGAACCTGTCGGTTTGAGGCGCATTGCATTACGCGAGCCTTACAAAATCCAGGGCATGCCGTCGATGTTCGGACTCTGGCCATTGCACTAGCAGGGTACATTCACCATACCAGATGGGGCACCCGGCAAGCACAATCAATTGACACTTACGCTGAAACGGACGTTTTGCCGGTTGGGCCCGCCAGGATCATGGGCTGTTTTCCCGATGCCTGGTACCCCGACATGGATCAGCACGATGTTTGGCGTGTCGAATGGGAGCAAACTGTTTATCTGGGTGATAGCGCCTGGATTCAGACCGGCCAGATTCCGACAGCTATTTATGTCAATGAAAATGTCGTGCCCTATCCTGAGGATTATTTACCGCCATCCACTATATTCCCGCCCATTAATCCAGGGAACGGCGGCGGTGGCAACTCCACAGCCAGTGCTTGGCATACAGGAGATGGCCCACCATCCACAGGGCTAGGTAAGAAAAATGATTTTTACCTAGACGCTCTGACTGGCGATTATTACGAAAAAACAGACAGTACCATCTGGACGCTGGCTGGAAATATTCGCGGCCCACAAGGGGAAGTTGGGCCAGCTGGGGAAGAGGGACCACCTGGGCAAGATGGCACCGGTGATTCAACTTACTCAGTTTCTTTTGTGGACGTGGCCAGCATCGTAGTCAATCACAACCTGGGCAAGTATCCCGCTGTGGTTTTCAAGGATACCGCTGGCACTTTTTACGAAATCGATATTGAGCACAATTCAACCAATCAATTGACGGCCCAGTGGTCACAACCATTGAGCGGCACAATCACCTGTAATTGACGCAAAAAGGAGTAACACTCAATGGGCCGTAAATTTTTAACCGCAATCGATCTTAACAAAAACGAATTGCAAAATTTTGCCTTTCAAAAATTGGCTTCTGCTCCAGGCTCGCCGGCAGAGGCGCAAGCTTACTATGATACGGATGATGACTCACTTTATTTGAAAGCCGCATCAGCATGGTTCAAGTTTTTGGATGCGCGGGATATTCTGGATGCTGATGATATGACAGGGGCCAGCGCAACCAATGTACCCTCTGCAGAATCGGTTGTGGCTTACGTTAACTCTCGCTTGCTTGGGTTGACCTGGGGCACTCCTGTTCGACTGGTAGCCACCAGTAACGTTACTTTGGCATCTGGCTTGGCAAACGGTCAAACATTGGACGGTGTGACCATTGCCACCGGAGATCGGATTTTATTAACAAACCAAAGCGATCCCACCCAAAATGGTATTTATATTGCGCCAGCATCCGGCACTGCCTCCCGCTCTTCTGAAACCGGCGCGCAACTGGCCAACCATTTATTTCTGGTGCAACAGGGTACCACGTACCACGACACCAGCTGGTCGATTAATAACGATACAATCACGCTGGGTTCTACTTCAATCACCATTGTGCAGACAGGTGCAGGAACGGCACCCGATGCCAGTACCAGCGTTAAGGGGATTTCGGAACTTGCCACTGAAGCGGAAACAATTGCCAAGACAGATGGCACAAGAGTAGTAACACCTGCAGGCCTGGCCACTTTTACTCGCAAATACAGTGCCGATATTACGGCAGCAAGCAGTGGCACCGTGAGCGAAAGCACCCATGGCCTGGGCGCAACCAAAGCCCTGCAAGTGGCAATCTATGAAGATGGCAGCCCGAATATTCTCGTAGATACCGATGTTTCAGTTGCCGACAACGGTGATGTAGCCTGGGCAACCAATACAGCCATTACCGGTCATATTGTGATCATCGGATAAAACCATGCGTAAGAGTTTATCCGCCAGATCAAGCCCATACTTTGCGTTGACAGATGCCTCAACAATATCTGTGAATGCCAATAATGGTAACCGTCAAAGCGTAACGCTTACAACCAGCCGCACAATGGGCAACCCTACTAATCCTGTGAACGGGGCACAAATCATTTTCAGGATTAAACAGAGCGGGTCTGGCAACTGCTTGATTACCTGGTCCTCGGATTACCGGTTTTCAGCATCATTACCCAGCCCTACGCTTTCTACGGGTGCGAACAAAGTCGATTATATCGGCTTTGAGTACAACGCAGCTGACAGCAAGTGGGATTGCCTTGCCCAAAACATAGGGTTTGGGTAACAAGCAATGACTGTAGAGACTTTTGACAATACATCAGGCAGTTGGGTATGCCCCCCGCACGTTTATTCGGTTCTTGTTGAACTCTGGGGGCCAGGTGGCCTTGGCGGTGTTTCCATAGGTGGTGAGGGCGGCGCAGGGGGTGGCGCTTATGCGGCTTCAACTATCAGCGTTCAGCCCGGAAATAGTTATGCTTATTCAGCGCCCACTTCAGCAAGCGGCAATGATACCACTTGGCAGTCTAGTGTTGTCGTGGCCAAGCGTGGTGGAAACGCATCGGGCGCTACAGGTGGAACAGGTGGTCAAGCATCCGCATCGACAGGAACAACCAAATATAACGGGGGTAATGGCGGTAACGGGGCCAGTAACCGGGGCGGCGGCGGCGGTGGTTCAGCGACTTCTACGGCAGCTGGTGGCAATGGAGCCAATGGAACCGCTGGTGGCGGTGGTGCTGGCGGAACAGGTGAAGGCGCTGGCGGCAACGGTGGAAATTCTTTGGCGGCTGGTCAAAATGGTGTTGCACCCGGCGGCGGTGCTGGCGGTGGTGGTTCAACGGCAAACAGAGGCACATCGGCAGCGGGTAGGGCAAAACTGACATACACCGCATCCCCTCCCGCTGCTGTTGACTTTACCGATTACTGGACAGATGGATTTTTAGACCCCATTCCCGGCGATGCGACGTTTAGCACGTTTCAGGTCACCGGCGACTCATCCCCTGGCTTTTACGTCAGTGATGACAGCGACTTAGCGGGCGGACTGGCTGAGGCTTGGCGGGCGACGGTTGATGTTAATTATCAAGTAGTCTCTCAAGATTTAGACCCCACCGAAAACGTCTACGAGCCCGGATCTTTTGATGATAGGGATAGTGGTACGACTTTATTAACCACGTTTAAAATCCCGAACGATTTTATTCTGCCTGACGTCACGCCGCCAGAAACACCGAACAATCCAACGATTATTGTAAACGCAGACACCTCAACAGCGCTATATCTTAATGCCGCTTGTAGACCAAGTTTAGGTGGGGATATTTGGGGTTATATCGCCAGTATCGGAGGGGTGCCAGTACCAAGCACACACGGCGGCAGTTACATCGCCGGTGGAGAGATCACACTTTCTGAACTGAATAGCACGATTAACCACGCTTTAGCCATCAATGTGTGGGCAGCTAAATACCTGTCAAACGACGGAACGGGCTTTGTTGCTCCCGCATTGGCTGCTGACTTTGGCTATGACGACCCCATGTCGTTCAACTATTACGGCGGGAATGACATCCGCCTGAAGATGGGAACTTGGGTAGGCATACCTCCCGGCGTTACAGCCGCCAGTCTTGGTTTGACTACGGTTTATGGCGAAAGGCTTTTGGCAGCCCTGAAAACTCACGGCGGTCGCATTGTTGATAATACTGCTTGGGATTCGGTTGCCATCAACGCCACACCTGATTGTCTTGCCATTCTTGGAACTTGGGCGGTTCAACAGGATGTAATTCGTTTATTTTCTGCGATGCAGCTTGTCATTGAAAACCAATCAAATTCAGCAGGATCTTTTTTCGCCTTCTTTTAGTGAAAAGTTGTTGCTGAAAAAAACAATTTTAATCTGATAGGTTAAACAACATGCCTGAAATAATTTTAACTGAAGCCCCTATCCCACATCCTGATCAGCCGGTGTGGCCAATTATTGAGGAATAAAAAGCGTGATCAGTTTTAACGAATCCCAATTTTTAGGACCAACTGCCGCATTGGTTTTATCATTGTTTTTTATTGGTGTAATGGTTTTGGGCATAAGGGCTTTGGCCCTTTTTATCCGGGGACTGATGGACGACTTCAAAGATGCAATGGCTGAGGTCAAAGCAATCTGCCATGAAATGGCCGAATCATTTAAAGCCCAGGCGGAGGACTGGAAAGAGGAGGCCAAGGCTTGTCGGGAGCATCAGGAACTATTGGTGGCTGAACTGGTCAAAAACCGAGAAAAAACCCATGTATGATCCTGAGGATGACTTTGAATCGACCGAAAATGAAAGGCGCATCGCCAACACTATCCGGTATGGAACGATTGCTGAAGTCAATTATTTATCTGCCCGGGTAAAAGTCCAGACCGAGGAAATCTTAACAGACTGGCTCCCCTGGGTAACAGAGCGAGCGGCTACAGTCTCAACGTGGAATCCGCCACAAATTGGGGAACAGGTTGTTTTGCTGGCACCATCGGGAGAACTTGCCCAGGCAGTTGTATTGCCGGGGTTCTATAAGCAAGCATTTCCAGCGCCGTCAAACTCACCCAACAAGCATGTGACCCAATACCCGGATGGCTCAATCGTTGAATATGATTTTGATACGCACATTCTGACGGTCACCAGCATGGGTAAAGTGAATGTTAATGCAGTAGAAGAGGTGAATGTCACCTGTCCGACTGTGAATATCATTGGCAACGTATTCATTCAGGGGAATTTCACTTTTACAGGTGTTGGCAGCTTAACCGGAGATTTAACGTTAGAGGGCAGCCTGACACAAACCGGCGGGGATCTAAGCAGCAACGGGATTGTGTTAGACAGCCATAGACACGGCGGCGTTCAATCAGGGGGCAGTCAAACAGGTATGCCTGTTTAACTGAAAGTTGGCGGCAAGCATTGCCCGGCTCGCTGAATCAGAATGACTCTATGCGAGGCATGAATGTTATAACCGGCAAACCGCTTGAAGGGATTGACCACTTCAGGCAAAGCATTCGGGATATTTTGACTACCCCGATTGGTAGCCGTGTCATGCGTCGGGATTATGGCTCTCGGATTATGAGCATCATTGATGCACCAACAAATGAAGCCACCCTTTTGGAAATTTATAGTGCTGGAGCTGAAGCCTTGAACCGCTGGGAACCCCGTTTATTGTTAGAAAGTATTGAGGCAAAAGCGAACGAAGCTGGCCAATTGGTTTTTGGTGTTTATGGAAAATATTTGCCTGATGGCTCAACTGTGGCTGAAGAAGGGATCATTGTATGACGGCTTTTACAGCGATTGATTTATCCGGCCTGCCCGCTCCAAATGTGGTGGAGTCATTAGCGTATGAAACTATTCTTGCTGAAATGATCGCTGATTTAGTCTCTAAAGATTCGTTCTTCACTGCCATGGTGGAATCTGATCCTGTCTATAAAATCCTTGAGGTGGCAGCCTATCGCGAATTTCTTTTGCGGCAGCGGGTCAATGATGCTGCTCGTTCGGTGATGCTTCCTTATGCTGAGGGTGCTGATCTGGACAACCTGGCATCATACTATGGCGTCCAAAGGTTGGTCTTGGATCCTGGTGACTTGACGGGCATCCCTCCAATTCCCCCAACTCTGGAAAGTGATGTAGATTTACGGCGTCGCACGCAGCTGGCCCTTGAAGGTTTTACAACTGCCGGCTCCGAGGGCTCATATATCTTTCACGGACTGAGCGCCCACCCACAGGTTAAAGATATTGGAGTAGAATCCCCAGACCCTGGGGATGTTGTTGTTACTGTGCTTTCTCGGGTTGGTACTGGGGTGCCCACCAGTGACATTTTAGATGCTGTCGAAAGTGCATTGAACGCCAAGGATATTCGGCCATTAACTGACAACGTGACAGTTTCAGCGGCCACTATTGAGACTTATACCATTGAAGCTATATTGCATTTATACCTTGGCCCCTCTGCTGATGTGGTTTTGGAAGCTGCACTGGCCCGATTAACCAAATACGTTCAAAGTCAACACAAGATAGGCTTGCGTGTGCCTCTCTCTGGCATTTATGCGGCCCTACAAGTGGAAGGCGTGGAACGTGTTGAATTAATTACTCCCGTTGCCGATATTGTTCCCTCATCGGCTGAGGCTGCTTTTTGTACTGGTTTTGATGTGACTACACAGGTGGCATAAATGACCCTTTTGCCGCCTAATGCCACCAAACAGGAAAGAGACATTGAGGCCAGCGTTGAACGTCTTGGGAATGTTAGTGTTCCCATCGATCAGTTATGGAATGCTGAAACCTGCCCTGTCTCATTGTTGCCGTGGCTTGCCTGGGCTTTCTCTGTAGACTATTGGGATTCTGAATGGACTGAAGCGCAAAAGCGAAACACCATTGCCCAGTCGGTGGAAGTGCATAGGCGTAAAGGTACCCGTGGCGCTGTAGAAAAAGCATTGGATGCCATCGGCAGTTATGGGGTGTTAACCGAACCACACGAAGATGAAACCTTGGAGCCCTATACGTTTGATGTAGCGGTGCAAATTGAGGGCCGTCCTGTTACTGACTTGCTTTATGACCAAGCTTTGGACACTGTTAACCGAACTAAAAATGTCCGTTCCCACCTGCGAGACTTCCGGGTGCCCGGTACCGTGCGGGGAGATTTAAAAATGGCAGGCGCCATGATCTCTGGCGAGGTCACCAGCATTTACCCATATTTTGGCGGGCAGGAAAGTGTCAGCGGGCTGCTGTATTTTGCCGGTGTATTTATTGGCTATGACTTTGTGAGCGTTTACCCACCAGAGGAAGAGTAAAACATGCCATCAACCTATTTCACAGTAATTACCCTTGCAGGGCAGGCCAAGGTTGCGAACGCCTTAGCATTGGGAAATACAGTCTCACTCTCTCAAATGGCCGTTGGGGATGGAAACGGTAACCCGACCACCCCGGCAGAGAATCAAACCGCATTGGTGCGTGAGCGTTACAGAGGGCCGATTAACCAGCTCAATATTGACCCCACCAATCCAAACTATATGTATGCCGACTTGGTTATTCCTACCAGCGAAGGCGGCTGGACGGTGCACGAAGTGGGCTTGTTTGCAAATGATGGCACACTGTTTGCTGTGGCGAATTTCCCGGCAACTTACAAGCCTATTCTATCCGAGGGATCGGGTCGTGAATTGGTGGTCAGGCTTTATATTCAAGTCTCCAACGTGTCCGCTGTCACCTTGCAGATTGACCCGACGGTTGTCCTGGCATCCCGCCAATGGGTGACTGACAATTTCACAATTGCCGCTCAAATCCCTGGTGGACTGACTGGCCAGATTCTCAGGAAGCGTACGAACGCAGACGGGGATGTGGAATGGTTCGACCCTGCCACTGGCTTCGCGGTGTTTTTGGACGTACTGGAAGAGCATCAAACCCTTGCAGCTGATCAGACCATAGTGGACTTGTCCATTGTCAAAACAAACGGCTTGGCTGTCTATCTTGAGGGTATCCGTGAGTTTGACTGGGAGGCCACCACTGAAACTCAATTATTGCTGGGCCAAAGCTATCCTAACGGGACAAAAATCTCTTTTGTGCAAAATGACCCGACGGCAGAAACAAACAAATATGACTCTAGGGTGAATCAGACCATTCTGGATGCTGGTTTAGTTTTAAACCAGGCTGATGAAACCCAGTTGACTTCAGCCATTAATAAAATCGCCGCCTTGTTGGTTCCCACTGGCACTATTGCACCGTATGCCGTTGCTTCAGCCCCTTCAGGTTGGCTGCTGTGTGATGGCCAAGCGGTAAGCCGTTCAACCTATCAAAAGCTATTTGATACTATTGGCACCACGTTTGGAACGGGTAATGGCTCGACTACATTCAACATTCCAGACTTGAGAGGCCGTGTTCCTATTGGGTTAACAGGCGCTTCCAATCGTATTACGAGTGCTTCTAATGGTGGGGCAAATGCCAACACTTTAGGCGGTGCCGGTGGTTCGGAAACCCACACACTTTCGGTCAACGAAATGCCAGGCCACAGTCACAATATGGGTGGATCTTTGGGTACGGAAGTAGGAAACGACCGTTACACCATTGCCAACGGTGGATCAGGCCCAGCCTTTACATCTACCAGCAGCGGTGGCGGACTGGCCCACAACAACACCCAGCCCTGGATTGCCTTGCAGTACATCATCAAAATTTAAAGGAGTCTCTGAACAATGGTATCAAAAGGAACTTCATTTGCGGCGCTTGGCCCTGGGATCGTGCTACCTTACGCTGGCGAATTTGCCCCAACGGGCTGGCTGCTTTGCTATGGTCAAGCGGTAAGTCGAACCACTTATGCCAGCTTGTACGACGTTATCGGCACCACTTATGGCGTAGGGGATAGCTCAACAACTTTCAATCTGCCTGATTGCCGGGGGCGTGTGCTTGCAGGGATGGATAATATGGGCGGAACTGCCGCCAGTCGCTTAACCAATACCGGCACCGGTAACCCTGGAATCAATGGCTCTGAATTGGGCAGCGTTGGTGGATCCGATCGTCATACATTAACCACTGGCCAAATCCCGGCACATACTCACAACATGCTTGGTACTGGGGCAGGAAATGGAGCCACTGCAGCGGGCACAAACACAAACGCAAGCGCTGGCGCTTCCAACGCAACGTCATCTGTGGGCGGCGGCGATGCACACCCGATTTGCCAGCCTACCATCGTGTTCAACTACATCATTAAAACCTAGGAGGCCGAATGCCATCCACAACAGACATCATCATTAAGCAGGGTGAAACGTTTAAAATGACGGTCACCTACTCCATCAGTGGTACCCCTGTTGACATTACAGGTTTTGATGCACGCATGCAGTTGCGCCCGTCCTATGACTCCCTGTTGCTGCTGGCCAACCTTACCAATGCCAGTGGGGGAGGGCTTATTATCACCGGCGAGGATGGCAAGATTGACGTGGTTATTCCTGCTGAAAAAACCTCTAATATCACGGTTTTAGAAGGTGTTTATGACTTGGAGATTGAAAACCCGAGCGGTGAGGTAACACGGTTGATTGGTGGCAAATTCACTGTTTCTCGTGAGGTGACCCGGTAATGACGGCGGAAATTACAGTTCAGTACAACGTGCAAGAGGTGGAAGTCACACCCAGCGGGGTAAACGTCAACGTAACCTCTACCGAAGATGTTACTGTGATTGCAGGCGTTGGCACTCAGGGGCCTCAAGGGATTCAGGGCATCCAGGGCGAGCAAGGAATTCAAGGGATTCAAGGCATACCAGGTGTTGACGGTCAAACCATATTATACGGGGCCGGCACCCCGTCAGGTGGAATCGGGCAAAATGGTGATTTCTATATAAACACAAACACTTACTTTATTTACGGCCCCAAAACCGCAGGTGTCTGGAATAGTGGTACATCTCTAATAGGCCCACAAGGCCCACAAGGCTTGCAAGGGTCACAGGGAATTCAGGGCTTACAAGGGCCGGGAGTTTTCAATCGGGAAGCTGTATTGTTTTCAGGAACCCTGACCATTTCAGCATCCTATAATAACAATTTATTTGTTTTTACAGGTGACGGCAACCTGATTCTGCCTGATGATTTGACCACTTTAGGGGCGGGTTTTGAAATTGTAGTCAGGAATGATGGCCATAATTATGACGCGGTTGTAGAGCTGGCGGATCCTCAAGATTCAAACATTTTGTTTGGGAACGGTACTGAATTTTATCAATATTATTTGGCCCCATACGAAACAATTACAATTGCCAAAATGGATGATGAAAATTATTGTATAACCAGCACAAGCAAAGAAGTTCCTGACAACAGCTTTCCGGGAATGGCATTACTTTCATATGGAGTCGCCAGCAATGGAGATTTATCCAGTGATCCATTAAGGTGGGATATGCCCATTTCACCTCGCTGGGCAAATTTGTTTGTAGATGATTTCTCTGAATACTACTCAAAAAGCTATGTGGGGCAATGGGGAACAGGGGCATCTGTTGGAGCAGGAACCACCCCAGGGCATCCAGGGCTTGCTGTATTTAATACTGGCACGACATCAAGCGGCGGCGGTATGGTTGCACAACCTATCAATAATCGATATGTGCCCCAAGTAGCCTGGAAAGCTTTAATTTTTGAAGCCTGCGTATCCTTTCAGGATCTATCAACATCCGGCGAGGAGTATATTGCGTTTTTTGGCTTTAACGACAAAGGCACAACCGGCTCTGCGGCTCATCCGAGTAATGGGCTTTATTTCTTTTATGATCGTGTAAACACGGGCGGTAATTTTATTGCGCGGGTAATTAGTGGCGGGGTGGCCACAGATGTGACTACCAATCAAACGATCGTGGCGGGTACCTGGTATCGGCTCAGGATTTTCGTCTATTACACTGGATTTGTAACCTATGCAGTGTTCAGTATTGGAAACTCGACCAAAGCTTTTATCACAACCAATATCCCAGGGAGCGGTGCTCCAATGGGCTATTCCGTATGGATGAATAAAAAAGCCGGGACAACCAACCGGATTATGTATTGCGACTATTACACAGCTTTTGAATCACAAGACCGTTAATGAAAAAAAGCGGCAAGTAGAACCGATAAAAGAAGAATATATTCAGGGAAAGACTTTAATTGATATGAGGGCTTTCCCCAAATGGTTGAAACGTTTCTGCACGGCGTTGAGGTTGTCGAGATCGACAAAGGCCCCCGCCCAATCCAAACGGTCCGCTCTGCCATTATTGGTATTGTGGGGACTGCCCCCGGCGCTGACGCTGAAAAATTCCCTCTGGATACGCCTGTATTGATTGCGGGCAGTCGTTCAGAGGCTGCTGCTTTAGGATTGACTGGTACGCTGCCAAACGCCGTTGAAGGCATTTTGGATCAGGCCGGTGCTCTGATTATCGTTGTGAGAGTTGCTGAAGGTGTCGACGGTGCTGCAACCAAGTCCAATGTGCTTGGTGGTGTGGATGTTAACGGTAATTACAAAGGTGTTCAGGTGTTCCTCGGCGCTGAATCGATTTTGGGTTATGCCCCTCGTATCTTGATTGCCCCTGGATTCACTGGCGAGCGTTCCGCCAATGGCGTGGCAGCAATTAGTGTATCGAACGGTGGTTCAGGTTATCCATCCGCCCCCGAGGTCGCTATTACCAGCGGTGGTGGAACCGGGGCGACTGCTCAAGCGGTTGTGAATGGTGGTGTGGTAACGGCTATCAATGTGCTTAATCCGGGTAGCGGTTATACCAGCAATCCCACTGTGACCATTAATCCGGTTAAGGCCGCATTATCCCTGCAAGGTATCGATTTTAAAGCGGTTACCGGTGGCACAAGCGGAAACAGTGTGACGGTTCGTTATGTGGATCCTGCCAGCAACAGCGCCGCATTGGCTGTTTCAGTTGTTTCTAATGCTATTACGGTTAACCTGGCCACCAATGGCAGCGGCGGGTTGATTAGCACCCGTCAACAAGTTATTGATGCCATCAATCAATCCACTCCTGCAAGCGCGCTGCTAACCGCCACTCTTGGTTCTGGTTTTGTTGGCTCTGACTTCCTTGCTGCTGTCGCTGCCACAAACTTGGCCGGGGGTGGTGGCACCGGGGCAACTGCTACCGCTTCACGTGGGACTGTTCGGGATTCTGTAGTTGCTGAAATGCTGGGCGTGGCAGATCGTTTGCGGGCGGTCATTATTGCTGATGGCCCCAATACTACCGATGCTGCCGCAATCCAATACCGTAATGATTTCGGCTCTGCTCGTGTTTATGTGGTGGATCCCAAGGTTGTGGTGGATCGCAATGGGGCCTTGACTCAAGAGCCCTTGTCTCCCCGTGTTGCTGGGATTATCTGCCGGGTGGATAACCAGCGGGGTTTCTGGTGGAGCCCTTCCAATCAGGAGATTTATGGAATCTCTGGTGTGGCCAGACCGATTGATTTCACTCTGGGCGATGTAAACTCTCGCGCCAACCTGCTGAACGAGAACGAAGTTACCACCGTTATTCGAACTGAAGGTTTCCGCCTGTGGGGTAACCGTACTTGCTCCACGGATCCGAAGTTTGCCTTTTTGTCAGTGCGTCGCACGGCTGACATTATTCAGGACAGCATCCTACGGGCTCACCTGTGGGCAGTAGACCGGAATATCACCCGGACTTACGTGGAAGATGTGACCGAGGGTGTGAATGACTACATTCGCCACCTGAAGAACATTGGCGCGGTCATTGACGGCTTTTGCTGGGCGGATCCGGCGGACAACACCCCCGACCAGGTGGCCCAGGGCAAAGTGACATTCAGCTTTGACTTCACGCCGCCTTACCCCGCTGAGCGTGTCACTTTCAAATCCATTTTAACCAATGAATACCTGACGGAGATCTTCGCCTAATGACAGCACGTGACGTTCGGAAAAATTACCAAGTATTTGTGGATGGCCGCGGTTATGCTGGCCAGACCAAAGAATTCACCCCGCCGGTGCCCTCCTTAATCACGGAAGATTTCCGGGCTGGTGGGATGGATGGCACGGTGCCTATTGATATGGGCATTGAGCCGCTAGAAACAACCTTCTCCCTGATTGCCTTTGACCGGGATGTATTAAGTCTGTGGGGATTGGCCCCAGGGAATGAGGTTCCTATTGTTTGCCGGGGCGCTTTGGAAAGCCAGGACGGCACCTCCAAAGCAGAGATCCATACCATGCGTGGCTTGATCACCAAGGTGGATCCCGGCACATTTAGCGCAGAGGGCCCCACCCTGCAGGTCACCGCCAAGCTGAGTTATTACCGGCTGGCAGTGAACGGTGTGGACACGATCGAAATCGACGTGCCCAACATGATTCGTAAAGTGAATGGCGTTGACCGGCTTGCCCAACAGCGCCGCAATATTGGAAGGTAGAAAATAATGGCAGTCAACAAAATTTATCTTCAGTACCCAGTTAAGGATCCTGCAAACCCGCAGCAAACAATTACCATGCTGACTCTACGCCGTCCAACCGTTGGGGACAAGCTGGCTGTTGCGAATCTGAGCGACGCCATGGCCGATATTACCTTGATGGCGAATCTCACCGAGCAAAGTCCTGATGTTATCAAGGCTCTTGATTACGCTGATTTCTTGGAGTTGCAGGAGAAATACCTAGGTTTTTTTCCCAAAAAGCACCTGAAACAGACGAACTTAGACGAGCAGTAATAAGCCTTTCTTACCACACAGGGTGGTCTAAAGCAGAGTGTTTGGCTATGGAAATAGATGAATTGTTTTCATGGCTTGCCGCCCTAACTGGATGGCTCAGTAAAAATCCAAACAAGGCAGAATAAAAGATGGCGACCAAGAAGCTAAGCGCATTAATCCAGATTGGCGGCTCGGTCGCCTCTTCATTGGGTGGATCAATCAATAAATCCACAAAAGAGCTTGGCAAAATTAGCGATGAACTTAAAAAAATCGCTAAAAGTCAGGACAAAATAAAAAAGTACGACTCCGCCCGCTCTGGAATGAGGTCTGCCATAAAGGATTATGAGCAGGCTCGTATTCGCGTTGAAAAGCTGGGAAATGCCTTTAAGGAAACCGAAAAGCCTACCAATGCAATGCGACTGGAAATGAACAAGGCTGTTCAGTCCATGCGTAAAGCTGCAGAAACGATGGATCGGCAGAAAAGTAAGCTCCATGCATTGCGCGGGGAACTTCATGCGGCTGGTGTGGATACACGTCGCCTTACCAATGAAAATGAAAAGCTGGATAAAAGTTTTAATAAATTAGGCCAGCGTCATGCTCGTATAAAAGCAGCCAACGATCGACGCGCAGAAACATCGGCCAATTTAAGCGATGCCCGAGGAAACTTGATTGATGCGGGTGCCATTGCAACTGCTATTGCCCTTCCAGTATTGGGCTCAATCAAAGCCGATGCTGAGATGGAGCGAGCTGTTGGATCAGTTGCGAAAGTAATGGAGTTTGGGAGCGCAAAAGAACGAATTTCAGCCCTTCAGGGTATCCGAGACAACATTGAGGATGTGCGGGCAACCACTGGCCAAACCCTTGAGGAATTAGGGGATTTGTTTTCTGCAGCTGCATCGGATAACCAATCTCTAAAGCAGCAAAAAGAATTCGGCTTACAGGCAGCTAAGGCCTCAGTTGCCTGGGATATGGCAGCCGGGGAAGCTGGGCGCTCTATGATGGCCTGGCGCTCTGGTATGAACTTAACAATGCAGCAAACCTATGAACTGGGGGATGCTGTCAATTACCTGGACAACAGAATGCGGAATGTCCGGGCCTCTGAGTTGGCGGAAGTGCTTCAAAGGGGTGGTGCAGGCATAAAAAATACAGGGGTATTGAATGAATATGATGCCGCTGCCATTAGTGCCAGCCTGTTAAGCTCTGGCAGCGCCCCAGACGTGGCCGCTACTGGACAGAAACACTTTATCCGTCCTTTTGTTAAGAGTTTTGCAACCACAAAGCCGGGGCGTAAAGCCTGGGATATGTTGGGTAACCTTGGAATGGGTTCCCCTGAGAATATTGCCAAAGAGTTTTCCAAAGACCAGGCGCACGCCCGGAATGTCATATTTAAGACTTTAAGCGCTATTAACAAGCTACCAAAAGACAAGCGGGGCGCTGTTATCCTTCGCTTGTTCGGCGATGAAGCCCTAGACCCAATTCAAAAGCTGGTTGGCAACGTCAATTTACTAGCTGATGCTTTCGATTTGGTAGACCAAAAGGCGAAATTTGCAGGAAAGTCTATCAATGAAGAGTTTGGTGAAGTCGCAGGGCAAAAAACCAACCGGTGGGCTCGTATTTCTGGAAAGTTTGGCAATCTTGCCGGGAATGTAGGGAAATCTGTCGAACCCATTACTGACAAAGTGATGGGCGCAACTGAAGGCGCTCTTGATTGGGGTAACGGCTTTGCCAAAAAACATCCTCGCGTTACTGGTGCCGGCACTGCAGGGGCCACCGCTGGCGGTTTAGGTTTATTGGGCTGGGCTGGTTCTAAATTTTTAAAAGCGAAGGGGTTGGACATTGGGGCGAAAATCGGCCAATACACATCGAAATCGACCATAGGCCAAGGTTTAAAAACAGGGGCCTCCCGTTTCGGTGGTATGGCATTGAACGGTGTCAAATCCATGGGAGGGGCTGCATTGCGTGGCGTTGCTTCTTTTGGACGTGCAGCCTTACCCGCTATTGTGAGGATGGCACCCTTGGCCATAGGTCTAGTTTCCCGGCTGATTGGATTGATTCCGGGTTGGGGTTGGGCGATTGCTGGCGTTTCTCTCGCTGTTGGCTTACTGGTTGCCAACTGGGACAAAGTGGGGCCTGCTGTCACTGGCGCTTGGGATTCAGCAGTAAAAGCCACAATGGGCGCATGGCAATCTATTCAGCCTGTTTTACAAAATATGGGGGCAGCTCTTGGAAACGCCTTTAGTTTTTCCGGCCAACCCCTGGAAAACTTGGCCCCCGTTAAAGCCAATATAGACAACACAGGCCGAGTCATCCCTATGCCCACCGGGAAAGGCGGCAGCACATACAATGACAATACAAGGCTGAGTATTGTAGTCCACCCTGGGGGCTCCCTGGACAAAGCAGCCGTGGAAAGCTTGCGCCAAGAATTACGCCGCCAAGGCGAAAAGAAGCGCAGAGGGGCTTTGAATGACTGACGTTATGATGAAACTGGGTGACTTCACCTTTTCCGTGGAGCTAGCGGCTTACAATCAATTCCGGCGCAATACCTCCTACCGCTGGCCTGCTCAAGAGCGGATTAACCGAATTGCCAACCTTCAATTTGTCGGGCCGGGAGAAGAAACTGTTACTTTGGCCGGGGCCTACTTCCCCCAGGTTACAGGTCGATATGCCGTCATGGATGATTTACGGGAGCTGGCTGCACAGGGTAAGCCCCAATTGCTTGTGGGTGGGCTTGGCCATGTGTTTGGGTATTTCGTGATTGAGCGAGTAGAGGACAGCGCCAATCTATTCCTGAAAAACGGCATCCCCAAGCAAGTGGAGTTCAGCCTGGAGCTTAAAAAGTACGGAGAAAAAGCCGATGGCACAGTTTAAAACCCGTGATGGTGACAGCCTGGACTGGATTTGCTGGAAACATTACGGCAAGCAATCCGGGGCTGTGGAAGCGGTCTATGAGGCAAACCCCGGTCTGGCCAAATTGGGGCCGGTGTTTTCTGCCGGAGTGGTGATCGAACTCCCTGATCTGCCCGAGGAATCAACGGCAGAGGTGATCCGGCTATGGGATTGACGCCCACCTTTAAAATTCTGGCCAACAAACAAAACATTACCAAGGCTATTCAGGAGCGCCTGATCAGCCTTCGGGTAACAGATGAGGCCGGGTACCAGTCGGATGAGGCAGAGATCATCATTGAGGATCGGGAGCCACACGTTGAGCTACCGGCCACAGGGGCCACTCTGGAAGTCTGGATGGGCTACGATGGCAATAACCAGCGCATGGGCCTGTATTATGTGGATGAGGTGGAAGTCTTAGGGCCACCGGATCAAATCACCATAACCGCCAAAGCAGCTCCTTATGCCACTAAAACGGGGGCAAAGCTTCAAACCCAGAAAACCCGGCCATGGCCGAACGGGACAACCTTGGGTGATTTACTCAAAAAAGTGGCATCCGATCACGGACTAACCCCTGTCATTTCTGCCGATTTGGCCAGTGTTGTATTACCGCACGTAAGCCAGACGGATGAATCAGACATGCACTTGCTGACTAGGCTTGCCCGTCAATACAATGCGACTGTCAAACCCGTTGAAGGCCGGTTGGTTGTCATTAAACGAGGGGGAGGGCTTACCGCTTCCGGCAAGAAAATCCCCCAGGTTACCATTTTTCGTTCGGAGGTCACCACCTGGCGGGCCTCCTTTGCCAAACGGGAAAACGCAGGGAGTGTGACGGCGAAATATCACGACCCTGTGACCGGAGAAACTAAAAAAGTGACCATTGGCAGTGGTGAGCCCAAGCAAAGCATCCGGCATAAACACGCCAATATAGAAGCTGCCACAGCCGCCGCCAATGCCCGACTGGAAAGAAAGCAACGGGGATCGGTTACTTTAAGCCTGACCCTGCCGGGTAGAACCGACCTGCAAGCGGAAGGAAAGTTGCTCTTGTCAGACTTTCGCCCTGGATTAAACATTGAGTGGACGATTTCCAAGGTCGAGCATACCATTTCTGCCAGTGGCTTCTCATCTTCAGTCGATGGACAAGTGGGAAGCCCAAAGCAGGCCTAGTATTCACTAAGCCTGCATCAGTTTCCAGACCTTTTCCCGATTGGCAGGTTCATCCAACCATTCGGCCATATCGGCATCCAGGCGACGCTGTAGTGTTTTCGGTTTGCGAGGACGACCAGCGCCAGGGCGAGCCCCACCCCGTCCACTGGTGACCCGTTCAGCCTCTTCTGCCAGATTTCCAGCAAGACGATCCTCAATAAAACCTTCCAAGGCTCGCAAATAACCGGCTTTAGCTTTCCCTTGATCCGCATCGGCATGACTAACCCGTGGATAGGCGGGATGCTCAAATATAAACATTTGATCCTCATCCGACCACCAAGGCTGAATCTCACCGATTTCAGACAAGGCAATTTGTAATTGTTTATTAATTTCTGACATTTTATACTCCTATTCAGTCGGGCCTTGGATAAAGGTGGGGCCTAGATAAGGCCCGCATCCTTTAGCGCTTGTTCGGTTTTCTTTTGACTGATTGGCGGAACCTCTTTGCCGGGGTGGGTAACAATGATGTTGCGGACTTGGATTTTACCTTTGGCGTCTACCAGTTTCCAATCTTTACCCGCTTTTTCAAGGTTCCATCCGTGGGCTCTGATTCCTGCCAAGTAGTCTCTGAGTTTGACCGGTTTGTTTGGCAC